ACTAATACTCCTGAAGCGAACAGGGATAGAGCATTATTACTACAAGAACTTGTAGCTACTGATCCTATTATAAGTAAGTTTCCTACTCATCATGTAGTAGATGCTTACCAACAAATGCTTAGAATTGCTCCAGAATTAAGTAGTGAGAAGGAAATTACTAGAGCATTCCTTAGACAAGCTGGTGCGAGTCAGGCCATTTCACCATTTGAGGCAGCTGACTTAATTAAGGCGAATACAGGTTTATTTAAGCAACATCAACTACAAAGAGGACTACAACCGCCTCCTAATCCAGTAGCAGGGGAATAATGAAAGAAGAGTGCTTCTTAACTATATAACAAATTTATGGCTAAACTAAGAGTACAACAACAAATAGTAAATGATAACTTTAAGTTTCTATTCACTATTGATCCTGAAAGCATTAGTGATACAGATTATTTGTTAGTCAGGAAATTTGGGCAACCTAGTATAGATTTTGGTGGCTCTTTTACTAATGGAACTCAAATGTATACTATGCCTAGTAATTACTATGACTTCCCTAACGATTTCCCAGTCTGTATTTCATTCTCAGGAACTGTACCATTTGATGTTACTGTAGAGGCTAATCTAGACTTATATAGAACTACAATGGTTACTAGAATTACTAGTGCTATAACTACATTGAGATCTACCACAGATAACTTCAGCAATGAATTTATTACTGTAATTTAATTTTATGGACCAACAAACAATCGATTTACTTAAAGGTTTGGGTAGTAGTGCAGGTGTAGGTGCTGGAATTGGAGCAGTTGGTATGGGTGCTGCTAATCTACTATCTCCAGAAGAACACAAGAAAAGAAGTTTGTTAAAGAGTATGCTATTAGGTGGTGCTTTAGGTGGTGTTACTGGTGGAGGTATGCGCGCTGCCAAAGATTATTTAGATCCAGAAGCATCACATGATCCTTCTGCTGGGTTAGGTGATTTGCTTAACCCTGCTTCTACTCCTAAACCTACAGAACAGAAAGGCATGATACATAGTGGTTTAGATTGGGTGGCAGGACATCCAGGACTAAGTTCATTGGGTGGAGGGGCAGTGTTACCTGGACTATCACAATATGCTAGAAAACAAATAGATACAGAAAAATATCCAGATCATTGGTATGCCAAATATAAAGGTGCTCCTCCAGAACTCAAATTTGGCAAGTATCCTACAAAGACGTTATCATTTAAAGGTTTGTTAGGTGCAGGTTTAGGTTATGGATTATCTAGTGGGCTACATGAATATGGGCTGCAAGATGAAAGATATAACGATGTTAACAATCTTAATGCGGTAAGAGAGAATGCAGCTAATTTAAAGTAATATCATGATTCTTAAATTTACTGGTAATAATGACTTTGATTTTGATTGTGAAAGTGTGGTGCTTTTAAAAGACTCAGGCAAAGAGTTAAAGAAGAGGGCTTCTGCTAAATCATTATTGAAGTACGAAAAGACTCCAAATCAAGAGGATTTGCATATAATTGCTGTAGGATCATATGAAGGTACAGGATGTTTCTTTAAAGGAGCACCAGTACAAACTATCAATGGTATAAAACCTATAGAAGATATAAAAGTTGGAGATTTAGTACTTACACATAAAGGCAGATATAGAAAAGTGCTAAAAACCTACGAAAATGATTTTAGTGGAGTTAAAGTATCATTAGATATTGTTAGTCTGTGTGATAGAATAGAATGCACTGATAATCATCCTATACAAGTAATTAAAGCTGTAGATTTTAGAACTAAACATCGCTGTCCTTCATTATTAGATGATGGTGTGAATCCCAAAGATGTATTGGATGATATTATAAGCAAAGCCCCCTATATTCCAGCTAGTGAGATTAAACCTGGAGATTATGTATTAACTCCTATTAATATAGATAATGAAGATAAAAAAGAAGTATTTTCTGAAGATGATGCTTATTTGTTTGGTTATTACTTAGCTGAAGGATGTTTGGCGAAAGAATATAGAGAAGATAGAAGTCATTGTGGTGAGTATACAAAAATCCTGTTTACTATGGCGGTTGGGGATCAGCCTTGTATTGATAAGATCCAATCTATTATAAAGAAACTGAATGGGGCCGAAACTAGTATTCAAAAATCATTTACTAGTGAATATGGCAGAAGATTTTCGTTCCAAAATTATGAAAAAGCCCAACAATGCCTAAAACTATTTGGTTGTCATTCCACTATAAAATTCTTATCACCTATAATATTCCAGCAATCTATTGAGTGGAAACTTAAGTTCTTAGCTGCTTATTTTGATGGTGATGGACATGTTATAGGACCTGATTCAAATGGAGCAGCCAGATATATAGGTTCAATGTCAGCCTCCACAGCTTCTAGAAATCTAGCTTATGATTTACATCGGTTATTGGCTTCTTGTGGTATAACTTCGAATGTTTATAAAGGAATGAATAAACACTCTAATGGATGCTTTGGAAAAACTGACCATGTTATTTATACTGTAGGGGTTGGGAGTTGTCATTCGAATAAAATACTACAATATACTCTTCGACTAGCTCCATCAAGTAAACAACCAAAATATCTTGCAGGTAGATCTTGGATTAGTAGTAATCATTTAGTATTACAAGTTGGACTGGTTGAACTATCTGAAATAGAAGATACAATAAAGTATAATCTAGAAGTTGAAGAAGATAATACATATGTAGTGGACATCCAAGTACATAATAGCAATCGCAACGGCGATTGCTTTTTAGAGAAGGATTGTATCAAAAATCATCATTATTTCTCTGATAGTAAAAGAGCTGTGCATAGGCATCATCAAAATAAACCAAATGATCCTAAGTATGGAACTATAAAAGCTTCAGCTTATAATGACAAGATGCGTAGAATAGAATTAGTAGTAGGATTGGATAGAGATAAATGTGCAGATATTCTAGATGAGCAAGAACGAACAGGTAATACGAATTGGAGTATGGCTGCAAAAATGGCCTCTGACCTATGCTCTTGGTGTGGTCATAGAGCTAAAACAGAGAATGATAGATGTGATTGCGTTAAGAATCATTTAGGAGAAATTAATAAAGAGGGTGAAATGTGCCGAATGATTAATACTCCGGACCCTAGATGGTTTGAGATTAGTTATGTACGTAGACCTGCTGACAGGATTGGTATGAGCTTATCCAAACTAGCGTCAGATTTAACTTATAAACCACTTCCTCCCTCTCACTTCCTTAATCTATACAGTGATATTTATATACCTGATGAATTAATGATTAGTAAGAAAGCTTCGGATAAAAGGGAATTACTAACGAAATTAGCAGAATTAGAAAAGTATGTGGATGCTGTAACTAAAGGTAATCCAGTTACTAGTAAGGATAAGTTTATTAAGGAACATGGACATAAACTTAAGCATACTCCTAATATAGATAGTAATAGCATAGATTCATTACGTAAACTAGATCCAGGTACTGTATTGAAGACATTGGCAGATCATGGAATAGTTTTAAAGCCTGAGGATTTTAGTAGATATGTGTTTGATGATAAGGTTAAGCCTGAGCGAGTAGAAGGAATGAAGACACATTTACCTCATATCTATAATAAGCTGGATAATGATAAGGCTGTAAACTCTGAAACATTTGATCCTAGCCTGCATACTCATACTCCTCATGATTTGGATAAGACGGTTAAAGGTTTGGAGGAAGGGCATAGTTTGAAAGAAGGTCCAGTAGTTAGAAGACTAATGATTGTAATTTGTGGTAGTGGGAATATTAAGAGAGAAGAACAAGAACCTACTAAAGAAGCATGTGACCTGGAATTTGCAAAGAAGTATGCGGAGTATCAGCTAGCTAGTTTAAACTACATTAATGAACAAGGTAAGCTAACTGATGATATTCTACTTAATACTATTTTAATGAATCAGTAAGTTATGAATGAAGAATCTTTTAAATACGGTTTCATTAAAGCTGCTATCGATAATGGATTAAATCTATTACAGACAGGAGAACTACTCAAATTAGCTGAATCTTCTGGGTTAGGTAGATACTTTGCCCAAAAAGCTATAGCTGCGCAAACATATGTAGATAATCCAGCTAGATCAGTTCCTGGTATGATGTTAGGTTCTGTTCCTTATGTTAGTTTGTTAGGTACCCCAGAAATGTTCGCCAGCCGTTTCTTAGGTAAAAAAGATGAACGAGGGAAAAGGATGAATCAAAGTTTGCAAGATATGAAGGCAAGGACAACGGGTGAAAATACATGGCATAGTGCTAAACAATGGGCAAAACCTATGGCACTATTAGGTGGTCTTGCTGGTGCTGCTATTGGTGGATATGCAGGTAGCCACGTTGGGCCTGACCCCGAAATACTAAACACAAAAGAAATGCTAATGAATGGTGGAGTAGGAGCCTTAATTGGTACTGGTGTTGGAGGTTTGGTTGGAGGTTTGGGCGGAGGTTTGGGTGGTGCAATAAACAAATATATTACAAATAATACTACTAATGAATCACAACATAGGGCACTTAAAATGAAGAATGAACATCCTTATCTCACTGCTTTGCCTTTTGGTGATATGATTGGTGCAAGGATGGGTTAAACTCTATGAATAAGTCAGTTAAAGAAAATAAAATAAAAATAGCATTCAAAGCTGGTTTCTTCAAAGCTGCTGCAGAATTAGGTATAGATAATAACTTCACTAACAAACTATATAATAAGAGGGCTGGTTGGCTTAAACAATATATTAAATGAGTTTTGAAGTACTAAGAGATATAATAAAGAACTCCACCAAATTTGGTGGAGTTCCTCTTTATACTAAGCTAGCTGATTTTGCTCCTGGAATTAAAGATAGAAACAACTATGGAAATGTAAAAGATATTCCACTCTATAAAAAGCTTAAGTTCGTTGTTCAAAATCATTATGCTAGGAAGGCTGGATTTCACCATGATATTAGATTAGGAGATAAAGAACTCCATAGTTTTGTATCTAAACATGGACTACCTAAACCTGGAGAGAAGAGGTTATTTATCCAACAACCTTTACATACTAGAGAATATGCAGATTTTCGAGGAGAGATTAAAAGTGGATATGGGGCTGGAAAAGTAACCACCAATGAATCAGGCAGTGCTATTGTAACTAAAGCTGAACCTAAAAAGATTAACTTCACCTTATTACATAGAAAGTTTCCTGAACAGTTCTCCTTAATCAATACTAAAGGTAAAAACTGGTTGGCATTAAATACAAGTCCTACCAATGCTAAGAAGTATATTAAGAATCCAGAAGCATTGAATAAATTAAAAATGAAGTCTCTAACTAATCCAGACTTAAAAGAACTATCTAAGACACATCTAATCTCAGCTAAATTGAGTGGGGCTTCGAACTTGTTTAGACTTAATAAAAATAGTGTAGATGTAGTATCTTATAGAGTTAGTAAGACTGGGAGGCCTATAATACATACTCTTAAAATGTTCGGACTAGATAAACAAGACTTGGATATACCAGATGAATTGGTTGGTACTATATTGAGAGGTGAACTATATGGTATTAGAAATGGTGAAGCTATACCTGAACAAACTTTAGGTGGGCTGCTTAATTCTAGTACTGAGAAGTCATTAAATACACAGAAGAAGGAAAAGATAAAACTTAAAGCTGCCATATTTGATATAGTAGGATTTAAAGGTGGCCCAGATAATAGAAGAGCTAAAATACAAGAGATACTACAACACCTACCTAAAGATAAATTTGAAGAAGTACCGTATCTAGATAGAGAAAATGTAGTTAAGAAGATACAGGATATAGCTAAAGGTAAGAATAAGTTGACTAGTGAGGGTGTGGTAGCCTGGTCTAGAAAAAATAATGAGCCTTTTAAATTGAAGAACTTTATTGAAAGAGATGTATATGCTAGAGGATTTTCTGAAGGTAAGGGTAGATTGAAGAATAAAGGAGTGGGTGCAGTTAAATATTCTTTAACACCTAAAAGTAAAGTAGTAGGTGAGGTTGCGAGTGGATTGACTGATGCTACTAGAAAAGATATATACAACAATCCTAAAGATTATTTAGGACGAGTAGCTAATGTAAGATATAGTAAGCAGATGAGAAGTGGGGCCTTATTCCAACCCTCATTCCTAGCCTGGCATGAATCGAAGTAATATGGAACTTAAATGTAAAAATTGTGGTAAAGTATTAAAAGGTAGATGGAAAAACTACTGTTCTAGAAAATGTGGTTCTCTATTCTACATAGCTAGCCATCACCATGAAACTGATATAGAGAAGAAGATGAGAGAATGGTTGGAGAAACAAAATATAAACTTTAAATCTCAAGTAAGTATAAAGAATATTTCTGTTCCTGACTTTGTTTTAGATAATAATGTATTGATTTATTGTGATGGAGATAGATGGCATTCAGGAGCTAAAAGAAGATTTCGTGATGCCAGGATAAATAGTAGATTACAAAAGTTAAATTATATTGTTCTAAGATATAAAGGTTCTGCCATACTAAAAGAGTTTGATAAAGTTGCAGAAGATATATTAACACATTTATCAGCTTGTAATAATATATAAATAAGTTAAAATGATTAAAGATATCACTTACAATTAACAATATGCCTAGTACTAGTCAGAAACAAGAAAAGTTCTTTAATTTTGTGCATGCAGTTCAAAAGGGTGAAGCTAGTGGTAAAGGCTATCCTAAAGTAGAAGAAGTTGCGCACGAACTGAAACCAAGCTCTGTAGAACATTTTATGGGAAGAGGACATATAGATAAATCACTGCCTAAAAGAGCAGAAATACTTAAAACTATTAAGAAACAGATGAATAAAGAAAAGCGAGCAGGCTGGTATGAAGAATATCGTAATAACATCAACAATATTAATGGGCACTATTCTCCAGAAAAATTCAAAGACATGACCGGTATTGATGTTAAGCGAGGTAGTTGTGAATGTGGTAAATGTCCTGAGTGTATCGGACATGGAGATGAACAAGAAGATAAGAAACTAATTAAAGAGATAGTTAAACCTGAAGCACTTAAAGACATGAACAAAGAAGCATTTGATAGAGGATTTATAAAGACTGCACTGACTAACGGAGTACAACCTCTATTAGCTGTTAAATTATTGAAGCACGCCTTTGATATGCATCAATTACAACAATTAATAGCTCAACACCCTGAAGCTGCTGGTGCTATAGGTGGTGGATTGGGTGGAGCTAGTTTAGGAGCTATGGCTGGTGGGAAAGAACATAGAGGTAGTGGAGCTTTACTAGGTGGATTGACTGGAGCTGGTTTGGGTGGATTAGGTGGTGCTTCAATTGACCCACATGTACTAGCTAAACTATTAGGCCAACAAGAATTACCTTCTAGTGCTCCTGGTGGTAGTCATGGTCCTTTGTCTGCCTTAACTGATGGAGCATTCAATGCACCAAAGCCTAATCAAGATGAAACTAACGTAATTAATGGTGCTATAAACCACGGTCCTTAAGATACTAAATAGTTGACGATTTAATCAATTTAACATATTATAATTATAACAACACAGGATATCATGAATAATTTATACGTCCAAGAGTTCACTAAGCAAGCTTTGGCTAATGGTGTACCTCAACAAAACATTGCCGCCCTTCTAAACAAGGCCTCTCAAATTGCTAGTAGACAAACAAAAACTGCAGCTGCTCCTAAACTAGATATTGTAGATAGTTTACTTAAGAATGCTGGAATGGAAAAGAATGCTTCTTCGATTAGTTATGTAAATGGTATTCTTAATGAAGCATTTATGAATGGTGCTAATGTTGCCCAAGCTTTGCAATTCACCAAGACTGCTCTAGATGCCACCAATACTAAGTTGGCATTTATGTCTAAGGTTAATGCCATCGCTAATGACCCAAGACTCAGCCAATATGCTGAAGGGTTTATTGGTATGGCTAAACAAGCTGGTCTAAGTCAAGATGAAGCTGTTTCACTTTTAGTTGATGTTGTTGATAGAGAGAAGCAAGCACATGGTTCAGATGATAGTACCGGAATGTTTAAGCAACCTCCTGATGCTGGTGCCGGTGCTCCTCCTAGTGATCCTTCTGCTGGTGCACCTCCAAGTCCTGGTGGTCCTAGTGGTCCTGGTAGTGATCCTAGCCAAGGTGCTCCAGGTGCTGATGCTGAAACTGCACAAATTATGCAGATGCTTCAAAGCTTGCCTCCTGAAGAACAGCAACAAATAATTCAAAGTCTTTTAGCTGCAATTAGTGGCCAAGGTGGTGGACCAAGTCCAGCCGGAGCAGGTCCTGCCGGAGCACCCCCAGGAGGTCCTGGTGCAATGCCTCCAATGCCAGCTGGTCCCCAAGGTCCCTCCTAATAAAGCTAGATAATAACTAATAACCACTAACCAATAATAATTATGGGTAAAATTACTAAGAATGCAGCCTTTCTAGAACAACTTAATACTATGATCAAGAAAGAAGCCACTGCAGGAGTAGCTACAGGTAAGCCTGGAGCTGATACACATTATACAGAAGTAAGCAAGGAACATGAAAAGGTAGACAAGAATAAAGAAGGTCACCCCGAACATAATCCTCAAGAGTTTAAACAAGAGATGGGTAATGACAAGGCTATTAAGAATGCTGAAGCCACTCCTACTCCTGAACCTGAAAAAGTAGCGGAAATTGCCAAGGAAGCCAAGAAAGAAGAATGTGCGGTTCCTAATACTAAGCCTGCTGAAGTAGCTAAAGAAGAAGCTCCTACTACAATTATGCAACATGAAGGTAAGAAAATGGCTGCTGAATCTGGCGCTAATGAAAAGTTGGCTCAGTTAGGTCAGCAATTGTTAGATACTATTAATGAGATGCAGAAGTCAGGTGAAGCTGGTAAGGCTACCGGTAAACCCTCTGCTGATACACATTACGTCTCTGTTAGTAAAGAGACTGAGAAGGTTAATAAGAATAAGGAAGGTCATCCCGAACACAATCCTCAAGAATTTAAGCAGGAAAAAGGTAATGACAAGGCTATTAAGAATGCTGAAGAACTTGAATTGGATAAGGAAGCTAGCTTTGAGTTGGGTAGACAGTTTGCTCGTGAATTCTTGAAGAGTAAGACTGCTAGTGTAGATGCTAATATCTATAAGGAAGCGGGTAGGAGAGACTTCGAAGCTCTTATTGCTACTGCTGCGGCTGAACTAGAAAATGAGAATAAAGTAGTTGCTCCTAAACCTGTTACTAAGCAAGCTAATGTTAATGATGCTCAACTCCAGAAACAGGCAGAAGAACAGCAAGTTAAGCAGGCAGAAGAAGCCGGTGCCCAAGCGTTCTATGCTCTTTTGAAGCAGGCACAGGAAGAAGAACAAGCTAATCAAATCAAGGCTGCATTTGAACAGAAGGTTAATGCTTTGACTAATGAGAAGTATGCAGCTGAAAAGAAAGCTAAAGAACTGGCTGACAAGGTAGCTCATTATGAAACTACTATTGAGAAGCAGGCAGAAGAAGCTAAACTTGATGCTAAATTTGCTTCCTGGGGTGGTAGAGTAGTGGAAGAAGTTATTGCTAGACTTAAGACTGAGTCTGCTAAATAATGCCTTCTCTGTTAAATAAACTTCAGACTAAGCTAGAAGTAAATAAACCTACTTCTAGCAAAGTTAATAGCAATAGTCTGGATAAACTCCCAGATAAAGAAAAGTTAAAGGTAATCGATTATATAAGTGCAGTAAAACATCTATCTAAACAAGCTAATGGATAATAATTTTTTACATCAAGCGGCATCCTTTATTAAGTTAGCTATAGAAGTAAATGAAGATTTGCAAGATAGATTGTTGAATCAAATAAAAGCTGCTACCGTTCAAGAATTAAATAAAGAAAAATATAAGATGGCTTTGAATAAGGTTGCTGATGTTTTATATGATAGTGATTTTTTGAGTGGGGAACATGAGAAGAGAAGCTTTGTTAAAAAAGCTATGGAAGATCCTATCTATATAATAAGGACACTCGAAAAGGTTTGTGCTGCTAGTGATGTGGCGCAAATAGGTAAACCTGCTAGAATTGCGGCTAGACCTAAAACTGCTGAATCCTACGACCCCGTAATGGAAGCTGCTTTCGGTTATAGTGCTAGAACTTTGGTTGACGAATAGGTTGGTTGATTGATTATTCATATATTGAGGGTGGTTAATTAAGTTTAACCACCCTTCTTATTTTTAGGTATTAGTATTAATTTCAAAGCCTTCTTCTTTCATTATATTATTTGACTTAATTATATAATTAGATATATTAGAGAATTATGCCAAGCAAATGTAAGGTTGAAGACTGTGATAAAAATGTAAATAGTAATGGATATTGCCAAAAACATTACTATAGACTTAAGAAACACGGAACACTAGAATTACCTATAAAACCAGAAAAACCAAAAGTATGTATAAGAGCAGGTTGTAATTTCCCAGTTAAACATTTAGGTCTCTGTATAACACATTATAATATAGACTATGATGCTAAACCTGAAAATAAATTAAGACGTAGGAATAATGATCTAAAAAGAAGATTTGGTATTACGCTAGAAGAATATAATAGTCTACTTAAAGCACAAGATAATAAATGTCCTATTTGTGAACAACCATTAGATCTTGTTAATACTAGGCATACCCATCTAGATCATGACCACATAACCAGCAAAATACGTGGTGTTTTGCATAGTAAATGTAATCACTTATTAGGATTTGCTTATGAAAATCCACAAACGTTATTAAATGCTATTAAATATTTACAAGATAATGAGTAATAACCCTATTTGGAATAAAATATATAGAAGCAGGCCTGAAGTTAAACTAAGAATTGCAGCTAGAGGTAAAGAATATAGAAACCGGCCTGAAATTAAACTACAGTATAGAAATAGTAGGTTAAAAAGACTGTATAATATCACACTAGAAGAATATAATAATATATTAATTAAACAGAAAAATATTTGTCCTATATGTAATAAACCTTTAGACTTTACAATATTAAAAAGTATTCATTTAGATCATTCACACAAGACAGGCAAGGTTAGAGGTATTGTGCATAACAACTGCAATTATATACTAAGTAGGGCTGATGAGAATATTAACACCCTCACAAATGCTATAAAATATCTACAAAAGCATTCTCCAAGTCTTCTTCTTTCATAATAGTACTTATTATATAATTAATTGACATAACTATATAATTACCTTAAAATAATATTAATCTAGTAAGTGGTCGGTTATCTTGACCAGCATAACCTACTCATCAAAAGAGAACAATTTTAAACCTTATAAAAGGATTTTTATATGATTAACGTAAGAAAAGGTACAAGTCATTCGCTAGCACAAGCCGATCTTATTGGCCCAGCTACTTCAGGCATTTATGCTGGAATGTTATGCCGCATCGATTCAACTACTGGTAGTATTACTGCTGGTGGCTCAGGTTCAAATGGTATTCGTGGTTTTGCTATCAATAACTCTACAGATGGTGATGTTATTGAGAGTCAGAAAATCGCCCTCTATTCTTTGGATGGAAATACTATTCTTGAAACCGACCAAGTAGATATTGCTACTGACAGCGTTTCTGTCATTTCACTCACTAACTACCCTGTCGGTACTGCTATTTATGGTAGTACTAATAACCCTGGTCTAGTACAGAAAACCTCTACTGGTACTTTGGTTGGATGGGTTAGAGACGTTCGGTTCTTGCAATTGTCAACCCCCAGCTCACTTGGTCCTCCTATTGCTGGTGCCGGTTCTTCACTTACACAGAACTATACATCTGCTACTGAAGCTGCTGACTATGCTGCTTCTAATGCATCAGGTAATACAGCTTTTCCAGCTTATACACCTACTACTAAATCAAACACTTACAAGGCCCAAATTAATGTCCCTGTTCTGACGATTAAGCTCGCTGCTACCGTCTAACCTTAAAGGAAATAATTATATGTTAGAAAAAATTGCTGATATTAAAGTATTCAATAATACTTTTGTTGATATGTTAGAGGGTGGAAATGAAAAGAAAGCAGCTCAATCTGCTCTTACCTTTACTCGTAATAAACTCCGTGAAAATTCATTTGCAGAGAAGATCCTTACTCCTATTGACATCGCTAATGATGAACTTGATAAGAGTGAGAATCCTGAATTGCATGTGAAATGGTGTGATCGTGAACCTGATCAACCTCCGGCAGTTACAGTCCCACTAGGTAACGTTCCAGATGGTTACCAATTCGCTGGTACTCGTTATCCAGTTTACTTCTCTAGGTTGATGAGTCCTGTGTTCCAGAAAGATATTGATAAACTTCGTGGTTATGATTACGATATTCGCCAAATCTTGCTTGAAAACAGTACTAAAGACTTGGCTACTGAACTTGATAGTAAGCTCTTGGAAAAGGTTAACAGTATCCTTGGTGTAGCTAATACTGCTAACTCCTTTACTGCTACTGGTCTGCCTAGCTATATTACCTTGAGTGGTGGTATTACTAGAACAAACTTTATTGAAGCAGTTAAAGCGTTCCAGAGATTGCGCGTTCCCTTCGGACCGCTCCAACCTGATGGTGCTTCTAGTAAGGGTGTTATGCTTGCTAACAACGTAACTATGGCTGACTTCTTGAAGTTTGAACGTAGTGAAGTTGGTGGTGATGAAGCTGAACGTGCTTATTTAGAGGGTACTCCTCCTCCTTCTATTCTCGGTATCAAGACTATCATGACTATTAAACGTGAATTGGTTCCTGATGGTACTATCTACTTCTTCAGTTCTGAGGAATTTCTAGGCAAATACTTCCGTCTCCAACCGTTAACAGTATTTATGGAGACTAAGGCGTTTTTCCTACAGTTCTTCCAGTACTTGAACGTGGGCATGAGTATAGGTGGACCAAAAGGTGCTTTCCGTGTTGATTTTGTATAATAATAATTCCCTTTAAAATTAAGGGTTTCATAGGCCTTCTACTTTCACTAGTAGGAGGCCTTCTTCTTTCATTTCTTACTTGACAATTTATTTCTTTCTGATAAGGTAGTAAACATGAATAAACAGTGTACTCAGTGTAAATTAACTAAAGATATATCAGCATTCTATATTAGAAAGAAAGGAATACGTAAAGGCAAACCTAGAGCTAGTTGTATACTATGTGATAAACAATACAGAATAGCTCATAAATATACTACTATAGCTAAATGGAAAGAGAAAAATCCTGATTATGATAGAAGAAGAGATTTAAAAAGAAAATTTAATATAACATTAGAAAAATATAATGACATACTACAATTGCAAAATAATAAGTGTGCTATATGTGGTAAAGATGCTTCTACTTTTAAAGTTAATCTAAGTGTTGATCATAACCACACTACTAATAAAGTAAGAGGTTTGCTCTATATTGACTGTAATTTTGGGCTTGGGCAATTCAAAGACAGTATAACTAATCTAAATAACGCTATAACCTATCTCCAAAAACATGAATAAACTCTGGACTCTGGAAGAAGAACTACAACTAAAAGACCTATATAGATTTGCCCCTCAAGAAGATCTGGAAGCCTTATTTAACACGACCTGGCCTAGGATAAAGGATAAAGCTAAGAAACTAGGTAATCTTAATCGTCAAAAAGCTAAAGTAAATATAACTGAACTAATTAACGATTATAATACTGGAATGAAGGTAGCTGATATATGGAGTAAACATAATATAACTAATCCTACACTATTAAAGCTATTAAGAGAGAACAATATACCTAAAAGGAATAGAACCTTGAACCCTATACTACCTATTAAAACTTGGCTGGAAGAGATAACTAGTTTGACCTTTACCTCTACTAAAGACGCAGATCTATATAATGATGACCTTAAAGTAGGTATAAACTACTGCATATTAAAGGATTGCAATGAATCTAAAGGATGTGGGCAAAAGTATAACTACACTAAATATACTAACTGTAAGAATAACAATATACATCTAATTACTATTTTTGAAGATGAATGGATAAATAGAAATAAGCAGGTAAAAGGTGCTATCTTATCCATGCTAGGTAAGAACTCCCGGATATTCTATGCTAGGAAATGTGAAGTACGGATTATCTCCAAAGATATGGGTAATGCATTTTATGACGAAAACCATATACAAGGGAAGAGCTTTTTGAGCTTTGTATTTGCGGGTCTGTATTTTAACAATGAGTTGCTAGGAGTTATGAGTTTTGGCAAGCATCATAGAGACATAGGTAAGTTTGTATTAGATAGACTGTGCTTTAAATATGATGTTAATGTTACTGGTGGGGCTTCGAAATTATTTAAGTTCTTGTTGAATCATACTGGAATTACTGAGTTGATTAGCTGGTCTGATTGTAGGTGGTTCTCGGGTGGAGTATATCCTAAGCTTGGGTTTGTACTAGAAGATAGTTTGGATGCAGACTACAGCTATGTTAATATTAATAGTAGTAAGATAGTTAGATTATCGAAGCAGTCACAGAAAAAGGGAAATACAAATTGCCCTGCAGGATTGACTGAGAAACAATGGAGCATTCAGAATGGTTTATATAGAATCTGGGATGTGGGCAAATTACGCTGGGTTTATAAGAAGATTGCTGAAGCTGATAAAATACAGTAATATAAGAATAGAATATAAATAATGTTACAATTACTAGATTTATATAAAATGAAAGAAGAGTGCTTGAATTAACTACAATAATAATATGGCAATAGCTCAAATTACAGAAACTGATATAAGAACCTTCTGCATGGACCGTAAAGAACTTAACTCTCTCTTACGTGGGGTTAGATGGTCTACTGAAGATATAGATAATGCCTTGAATCGCTGTACGGATTTTTTTAATGAAACTGCACCTTTTGTAGTATCATTTACTCCTCAAACCTTTCCTTATAGATACACACTTCTTATAGGTGTGGCAGGGCATCTATTAAGAAGTGCTAGTATAAATGAAGCTAGCAATCAATTAGACTATTCTGCGGATGGGGTAACTGTTCAAGATAAGAATAAGGCACAGATTTTTGCTAGTATAGGTAATCAATTCTGGGAAGAGTTTAAAGATAAGGTAGTTAATATAAAGATCACTATCAATGTAGCTAATGCATTTGGAACTATGCCTTCAGAGTTGATCTATGTAGCTAGATGATATGGCTGAATACGATAAGATAGTAGATAATGCTAAAAGTGGACCTACCACTAATCAAATACTAGGTGATAAGAAGTTTGCATTGAACTTAAGGCAGTGGTGTTGTGAGAAGAAGATTAAATCATCATTAAAGAGACTGTCTGGTAGTAAGGTTGTGGCTCAGGATCAAATACAGAAAATGATTCACGATAAGATAATGAATAATCCTAACCTATTTATGAGTGGTAGAAGTAAGGGGAAAACTGCCTGGAATATTACTAAAGAATACTACGATAAATTTACTAGACTAAATGTTAAACACTAATCCATTCATTAATATACAATTAAGTATAGTTGGAAATGTCATTACGGTACAATATGACATTGACCCTTTATTTAATGGCAGGGCACCTTATACTTTTGAACTACTAGCATTTGAAGATGAATCATTTAAAACTACACTATATTGTATCCCTAGTACTACTTTCTTTGTAATAGATAATACTAATATTAGGCAGAATCAACTACCTGGATTCTTCTACAAACTAAGGTTAACAGATTTAAATAAGAAATGTTATTATAGCAATTTCTTTGGCTGGCATCCTTCAGATTCAGTAACTCAACATCACTATCTATTAGCTTCGGAAATTACTAGAAGGGAACAGGTAAGATTTAACTATGCTGGACTATATGTTTACTTATTAAAGCGAAAGAACTATGCGACTGACTGTATAGCAGAAACAGATCCTATAACTGGGGAACCTATGCTAGATACAGTTAAGACTTTCGGTACTGGTGTGGTAGGTGGATATTATGAACCAGTATTGACTAGGATAAGTATTGAGAACAGGGAAGTTAAAGAAGATTATGATGCTGCGGGTCGAGGGACACAATTTTCAGAAATGTTGTTAATTAGAAGTGCAGGGTTCCCATATATAGATCAACATGATATAATAGTAATGAGAGATGGTAAGAGATTCATAGTAATAGACCCGGCAAATAAATACTTTCCTGGTACTACTATGATATTACTACAATCTCCTACACTAAGATTAATACCAAGTACTGATACTACACAAAGCATTCAAGTTCCTCCATTTCCAGTTCTATGAGCTACAATATTACCTCAACTGCACTTACCCCTAGTCAAAGACATGGACTTGAAGTATGTGAACATGATAGATTATTTTTAAATACTATCACCATACCTAGAATAGTATATGAAATAATAAAGAGGTATATGCTCACTAATAAACCTTGTGATGTAGGTGTCAGGCTAGCTCAAAAATATAGTGCGATAGAAGCTGAGAGTGACATTCTATTAGCTATTGGTTATGATTGGAAACCTAAGACGATGAGTAAGGTTCCAGCTATCTATGTTCAAAGAGGTGAGGCAGATTTTCAGGCCAAAGTACTGAGACAGGCTATAGCAGGTAATCAACCAGATGGATTAGAGATTAGAGATGTATTTGTTAAATTACCAGTCATCATTACTTGTGTAGCAGCCGAACCAGTAGAGGTAGTTGAAAACTTAGCTGAATACGTTAAACAACCACTATTATATTTTAGACGTACTATTCAACAAGATTTCGGTATTAGAACATTTGAACTAGAAAAGATGTCAGCTCCTGAACTCTTAAAAGAAGGTAAAAACAACTTTTCCATCCAATTAATGCTTAATGTAACTTATAATGATAGTTGGTCTATTACTAGAAACTCACTGAAAATGAAGCATATATCTATTGAGATTTATAATGCAGTGCAGGACTTAATAGAAGAGATTTCGTTATAAAAAGTAGTTGCCTAAGCCAGTATAACAAGATAATATTATAGTAAGACATTTAAGTAATCTAACAAGAGATAAATAATTTTATGGCATATACAGTCCCCCAACTACAGATTAGTCAGCAATTTACTAATACGCCAACTTCTGTAGTAAGCCCACTTTCTGCCTTGATAATTGGTCCCGCTTACACTAATAATTCTATTACTGCTGTAGCTCTGGGTACTGCTGGTACTGGTTACACAGCCCCAGTAGTTGCAGTAACTGATTCAACCGGTTCTGGTGCTGGTGCAATTATTACAGCTAATTGTGTTCCAGTAGGTGCAATTACTGCTGTAGCTCTGGGTACTGCTGGTTCTTTGTATACTCTTCCACCTATAGTTTCAATTGCTGATCCTACTGGTTATGGTGCAGTAATCACATCAAATTTAAGTGGTAATGCAGTTGGTTCATATACTGTAGTTTCTGGTGGATTTAATTATACTTCTCCAGTTATCACAGTAACTAATGCTCCTGGAGATTCTACTGGGCATAACGCTGTTCCTGGTGCTGCAACTCTATCTACTGGTGCTATTACTAGTTATACTGTTGTAAATGGTGGTAATAGTTATCTTACACCAGTTCTGGTGGTTACTGATTCTAATGGTAGTGGTGTAAATGCAGTTCCTGGCACTGTTACTATAAGTTCTTCACCTGTTCTTAATACTGCTTATAGTTCTGCTATTGGCTCGGTCAACACAATAACAGATATCGAAAATTTGTTTGGTAATCCTACTGCTAATCCTAGTGCAAATCCTTTAGCTTATGGTCTTTATTGTGCAGTATTAAATAGTAATAACAATACTGTTTATTATGGTGCAGTTCCTACTAATAACTTGGCTGGCTACAATGCTATTTTAGCCTTGGCTGCTAAATCAAATAATTACTATGGTATTGTACCGTTAACTAATGATGCAACTATTTCTGGAATCAGTGCTGCCGTTATTAGTCATATAAACTCTATGAGTACACCAGCCAATGCTAAATGGCGTACTTGTTGGTTGTCTCCCTCACTTTCTGGTATTGGTAGTTTACAAACACAAATTAATGCATATATTGCAGCTCTTCCAGACGGATTAGCTGAGAATATTAACATTAATACTGGTCCTCGTAGAATACACTATGTTTTCCCTGATACTTATTATATTGGACCTAGTACTAATGTTTCTGGATATTACTTAGCTGCTTCATTAGCTGCTACGAGGTCTGGTGCTGCTCCTAATCAGAGTTTAACCAATACTCAGGTTCTTGGACCTTACTATCTAGATAAACCTTTGTCTACTTTTACTGATACACAACTCAATCAATTAGCTGCGGCTGGTGTCTGGATTGTAACACAGGTAGGTAAAGGTGCTACAGCCTATACTAGACAGCAATTAACTGGTGATAATACTAATCTTAATTTCTCAGAAGATAGTATTACAGCTAACGTAGATAGTATTAGCTATGCACTACAAGCTGCTCTAACTCCATTCATAGGTATTTACAACATTACACCAGCTACGGTTCTTGGAGTTAAAGCTGCTATCAATTCAGTATTGCAATTTTACATGTTGGAAACCTTTACTGAAAGAGCTGGTAATCAATTAATCGGATATACTATTAATAGTATTCAGCAAGACCCAACTTATCTAGACCAGATTGATATTGTAGTTACATTGCAGGTTCCATACCCAATGAACTTTATCACCTTGTCTCTGAGTGTTTAATGAGAATTTTAGTAGCAGGTGGGCTTAAAAACCCAGTATTACTAGATACAACTGAGGCCACAGCATTATTGATAGCTGATGACGAAGGCAGACCAAACGTAATCTATAAAATTCAAGATACTGGTAAAGGTTGGATAAGATTTACTAAAGGTGAAGATAAGAATTTTAGTGAAGTAGCAGCTGATTTAGGCTTAATTTAACAAAATATTTACAGGATAATAATATATGGCAACAAACCAAGACATCTTTGGCAAGCCACAATTTGGAATCACCCATCCAATTACAGCTGACCAGATTTATATACAATGGGAAGGTGTGGATGGTAGTTTTGATGATATTTATCAAGCTACTAATGTGCAGCTTCAATATCAGCAATCAGTGTCTCGTAGATACACACTTTCTAGCCAACAGAATCAAGCAGTTATAATTCCAGGTCGTCCTATAGGTACCATGACGATTGGCCGTTTATTTGTTGGTACTCAGCAAGATATTTTTACTACATTGCTAGGTTGGAATGTCTGTTTAAACCCAGCAACCATTCATATTAATCTTAGTGGTGCAAATGCTACTGATTGTTCTACTTCTACTGGTGCTTTTCAATTAGCTGGTTGTTACGTCACTGCTTACTCATTCCAAGGTAACGCTGATGACCTACAAGTAGTTGATAATATTACTATTGAATTCTTGCAACTACTTACATCTGGCTGGTCTCCTATTAATGTTTCCCAAGATCCTAACTTTCCTCCTACTGGTCCTAGCTAATAATAAGAAATTTGACAACAACCTAGTTTGGCTTTATCCTTTAATAGCTAAACTAGGTTTTATCATTTATGTCTCTAAGTCAACAAGAACTGAGTAAAAATTTCGCCCCCTATCTTAATAGTGATATTTTTAATGCCACTGTAGTTAGTTGTGATCCGGCTACTCATTGTATAATTGTCTCTCCTGATGGTGAGTCTGGATTTATGACTTATCAAGCACATCCCCTTTGTGCTACTTACAGTGCAGCTATGGGATTTAATGAAACTATCTTACCTGGAGTTGGTTCTAGAGTATTGTGTCAAGGTAGAAGTGGTGATAGTACAATATTAATTGGCACTATTCCTAGTCCTGAATCCAATGGTGTTTTAGCTTCCTCAGTTTTAGCTAATAAAGCAATCCTGGCTAGTAGGGAGCCGGTACATGATTCAGTTCATAAAACTGGTTATGCCTCTCATATAACTAAAGGTGCAGTATTAAATAATAATCTACCTACTGATACTGTGCAGGGTGAGAAAGTTATTGCCAATGAATTTGGTGTAATGATGGGTTTATTTAAGTTATTTGCTAATCTCAAAGCTTCTGAACTATCACAAATTCAATGTCACTTTCTGGATGATTTGGTTAGAATTATTAGTCATAACTTTCAACATTATACAGCTTTGGGTGAGTTAAGAGTATTTCATGATGGACAAGGAATCCATCTTGAAATTGGCGCTACTCATGATCCAGATGAAAGTATGGGGAATTCCGTCAATCCTGCTATATCACCTACCGATCCACAAACCGAATCTAATTTATCAAGATTCTATAAATTATCTTCTGACCAATTAAATATGTTGGAAAGAATGAAAGTATTTGTAGGTAAATTAGGGCAATTTGTGAACTTTTTAATAGTTAAACCTGCTAATATACCTCACACTTTGGACGGAACTGTACCTAAAACACCAGATACCGGTTTGCTACAAGTTAAAGCAGGATTAGACGGTACACTCATTCTTAGAAGTGCCAATGGTATATATTTGGAGAAAACTGATTGGATTAGAGTACCACATAGAATTAGAACTCCAGAAGACCCTACTGGTGATGCTGGTGATCTATTAGATTATCCTACTACCGAAGATTATACATTTACTGATACTTATACTGCACTAGATGCAAATTACAATGACACAGCTTTTCTTTATTATCTACAGCTGAAAGATTATCTAGCTTATATCAATGAAGAGATAGGTTATGCTAATTTTAAAGCCCAGACCAAGGATTTCTATGTTAATGATGATATTACTAAAGAGACAGAGTTAAATAATATCACCTTTGTAGATCCATTAACTGGTTCTAGTTTTAAAAAGAATAAGAGTTGCATAGCTTTAATGAAGAATGGTGGAATAAGTCTTTCTGATAGTTGGGGTAGTGCTATTAATATGGAAGGTGGCAACATCTATATTCAACCAGCCAAGGATTTAATAGTTCAACCTAATCGAAATATTATAGGTAAGGTTGGTGGTAATATAAGTATTGCAGCTCAACAAGATATAGATTTAAGCAGTACTTCTGGTGGTATGAGAGTAAAGACAAACTTGGCACAATATCTATATAGTAGCCAAGGCGGGATAGTATTACATACAGATGGTCAGGACTTTACCAACAATGTATCTACTTATCCTAACTCAACTGTAATATCTAGTGTATCTGGTATTGTAATAAATGCTCCCAATTCATCAATAAGTGCTAACGCTAGTCAAATAGGATTAAATGCCAGCAATTCACTCATAGCTACTTCTCCGGACGCAATTATTCAAACTACCAATGATCTACTACTATTAAGTGATCAAAGCTTATATCTATCTAGTAATGTAACTGGTGTATTTGCAGACCAGGAAATAATAAGCTTTAGTAATGGGTCAAATGTAATGATAGGATTGTCTCAAAGTTTAGTTGGTATTAAAGGACAATACTTTGGGGCAGCTAACTTTGGTGGTGGAGAAATTCCAGTAGAAGGATTATTACCTCAATCTAACAAGTTCATAACCCAGGTACAAGCAGTGGTAACTCAATTAGAGGCTACAAACACAGCTAAACTACTAGATGTATTTAGCACTCCTACACAATACAATACTATCAAATTTCAATTTCTACCTAGCAGTTATTATGAGTTGGAAGCTTCTGATGTTATTCCTCAAACCGTATCCCAGCAAATTGATGCCTTGTTAAATGAAAACTTAAATAATTGGATTGAAACCCCGGTAAATAATACTTATCCTTATCCAGGTAATGATAATGCTCAAACCTATATCACCATACCTTTAAGTAATATATCAAATACCGATCTAGCAAACAAAGCAGTGGGATTAATCTCCCAAGAACAACCTTTCGCCGTTAAAAATATATTCACAGATTATAAATCATTTTAAATATGGAAGACCTAATATTACCTAATACACAGACAGATCAATTAAAAGAAGTAAAAGAGAAGTTAACTGAAGCGGAGAAGGAGCAATTCTTTAAAGCTTTCTTAGCAGATAAACCTTATGTAGCAGAGGAAACTCTTTTTAATGGAAAACTAACAGCCAAGTTTAAGACATTGAATATGGCTGAAAGCAATCTAGTCATGCTACAAATGCAACTAGACAAAGAAAATGGTACAGCCAAGGATAATGATGCTTACCTTATTAAAGTTATTCAATATAGAATAGCAGCTAGTTTAATAGAATTAGATAAAAAGCCATTTAACGCTGGTATAAATGAAACCAGCAATCCAACTGACCTTAAAACTGGCACAACTTATTTGATTGAAAAACTCAAGATAATGGATAACTGGCCTACTTTCAAAATTAGTGGTATAACAGCAGCTTTCCAGAGCTTTGAGAAGAAAGTCAGGGCATTGACTGAGGAAAGTTTCAAAGAAAATTTTTAAATAGCCGTCGCGCCATAGCTATAACTAGAGGGTATGTTGGCGGCTTGACTAGTTTTGAATATCCCATGCCGTTTAGCCGGCTTAGGGAGGATTACCTAGTAAATTATCTAGAAAATCAAGTAGTGGCTGAATTGTTAAAGGTTCAGGCATTAATGTTGTCTAGTCTTCTCCCTCTTTCAGGTAAATCCAAAGATATAGCTAAGAATGTGTTTGATAAGTATGAAGCTTATTGTGGAATAGTTTTGCCCAACAACAAAAAATTGGCTAATATTAAGGATATACCTAAGACTGAAATTAAAGCAATCAAAGATAACTTGGCAGCTATGAAGAAGTTAATGCAGCAACCTAAAGCAGTAACTAATAAGAAGTTAACAAAGAAACCTCCTAAACCTTAATGGGACATTTTATATATTTACCTGGTGAACAACCTGCAAGTCTAGCTCAATTTGCAGGGCTTCATTCCTATTCTACTGGGGCAGGTTACGGAGATAGACTATCTTTTGGTAGTGGTAGCTTGCTTACAGCCTTAATGGGTAATATGATGGCTCCTATACCTTCTCCGGGTACTCCTGAAGGTATATATGATGCTATGGCTCAAAGGCAGCAGAGTATTCAGATGATGCAGATAGCTAGAAATACTGTTGCTAGTTGGAGGCCATTTCAGAATTTAGGCGGTTTAAATCAAAATAGTCTACTAAGTACGGTAGCTACTAGTATGATGAGCAATCCAGATGGTATTGCTGCTACTTTAATGAAGCCTTTCTTAGGAGGTAACCCTATACAAGCTCAAATGGCCGCTTTCGCTAACCTACAAGGCATTGGAGCTGCAGGGTTAGGTAAAGTCACTGGTACTAGTATTGGAGAGCTTAGAGGGGCTGCAGACGCTTTTGAGAAGTACTTCTATAATCAACAGAATACTGGTATTAAACTAGCCCCAGACAGCCTTAAGCAAATTACTGATGCTGTGGAGAAGGGTGCTAAAGCTGGCATATCTAAAGGTACGGAAGATTCTTTTAAGATTACTAGAGGTGTAAATTATACTAATACTTTGGGCTTTAGTTATGAGAATTTGATGGGTGCTAGAGATGAGATGATTAGAAATGGTCTGGTAGGTGGAAAGGGATTTACTGATTTAATAAAGATAAGTGAACAATTTGGTGGGAGTAATAATGCCGGAATACCCAAGTTATTAGATGCTGCTAGATCTGCTTTTGGTAATGACTTAAGTGGCAAGCAATTAGCAGATAGATTAAGCTCATTTGTAGGATACAGTAATTACAATCTCAATACTACAGCTGGTCAGACAGCATTAGAGAATAATCTACGTACTTTAAAAGCCACTGCTAGAGTAACTGGTATTAGTTACGATACTATGCTGAATGTTATAGGTCAGGCACAAGGAGTAGCAGGAAGTAATCCTCTATTATCTCATTTAGGTGGTGCTGAATTAGGACCCATGGCTAGTGAGGCAGCTTTAAGGACTATGGTGATGGCTTCTGGTATGACTGGGCAAGATGTTCGTTATTTAGGTGGTACTGCTAATATGTTTAGAAGTACTATTGAGGGGAATTTAAGTAGTGCTGGACAAGGTATATCTACTCAATTAGCCGCTATGCACACTTACTTTCAAGGTAATGGAACTGTGCAACAAGCAATAAGAAATTATGCCGTATCTGGTAATAAGACTGCTGGTGGTTGGCAGGCATTTCAAGAAAGTATAGCTAGAGCAACTGGTGTAAATGCTGTGGATATGCAGAGATATACCCAATACAATCCTGCTGCTACTAGATATGGTTTTCAAGATGCTCCGGAAATATTAAAAGCTGGTGGACAAGCTCAAGTACAAGGTTTACTACAAGGTATAAACTTATTCTATGGTAATAATAGTTATGGTAAATATGCTGCTGGTTTGATTAGAAGTGGTAATTTTAAGCAATTGTTAACTGATAGAAGATTAAATCAAGGGGAATTTGGACCGGCTTGGGAAGATGCTTTATCTAAAGGGTATCTTTATGATTATGCGGTAGCTAATAATAGTACATTTGCTAAACAAGATGCATTGTTAAGAAATAGAGTACAATCTACTATATTATTAGATAAAACTGTATCTTATCATATGGGTAAAATGAATGCCCCTACTATGCAAAGAATGATTCAGTCTTTGTTTAGTGGTGATTTGAAAGATAAGGGTATTTCATCCATGTTTGAAAGTTTGGGATTCTCAAAAGATAATACTGTAACTGCTGGTATAATGAAAAATGTAGACCAGATACAGAAGTTAACAGGTGCTAATTCTATAGAGAATTTAATGCTTGTATCTGGAGCTAAAGGACCAGCTGCTAAAAATGTAGCTACTTTTGCAGCTTTAGCTCAGAAATTTGGAATAAAATCCAGTGCTATACAAGACATATTAAAGGCTGGGCCAAGTGCTGATGCATTGAAAAAACTAGTAGCTAATCCTGCTAATATGGATTCAGCTTCAGCTCAGCAATTATTCACCGCTACCCAACATATGGTTAATGGTGGAACGTTATCAGGTTATGTTGGAGATTTTTCTCAAGGTAGTATTGCTGATTTCTTAAAACAACCTTTAGTTGGAGCTACGGTAGATGCGTTAGGGAATACAGCTCAAAGGAATAAAGGTTTCAATGATATGTTGATGGGTTGGGCTTCAGACCTTCAAAAAGGTGGTGGGGAAGGTGGTCAGTTAGGTAAGGCTATTAGTAGCCTTGGTAGTAATGCTTGGGATGTATTAAATGGTATACAGAGTGAGGCTGGAATGGGTTATGAAAAAAATAAAAATGGTAAATATGTATTAACTGGAGACACATTAAAGTTTGGCTTGGGCATAGGTAAAGATTGGGGGAAAGAATTTGATTCAGAAGATGCGGCTAAAAAAGCTGCTGAAACCGTACAAGCCATAGCTGGTTCTAATTCTACTGTAACAGGATTAGTAGGAGAAAAGACCCAAGCTGATGCAGATAGTCAGGCAATTAAGGATAGTGCTGTGAAACAAGCAAGTGATATGGATGGTATAAAAAATGGTATTGCTAGTTTAGTCACGCAATTACAACAAATAAACAGTACCTTAACCAACATGTAAACGTAATATGGCTGCTATATTTTATACAATCCCTGATAATGGTAACAGTGTCTTTCAAGGAGGAATAACTGTAAATAACTCTGTTCATATACCATTTCTCACCAATCTTATTAATCCAGATGCTATGTTAATAGTTTGTGAAGTAAGCATTCAGAATAAAGATACGGTACAATACTTTTTAACCTTCAATGATTTGGTTACCTTCTTTTATTTCGGTAAAGGATTGGGTAGTTTGTCTATTAGTGGGTTAATTGCTGGTTCCTGTTTAACTTCTTCTTCACAATTCAGTTATAATGGACCTACAAACTATCCTGGAGTAGATCAGTTAATGAATGTAATAGGAAATCAATTAAGAGGCAAGTCACAACAGATAACCTTTGGAAATACTACATTCTGGTGTGTATTATCCAGTTTCTCTTTTAAGGCTTCATCCGAGTCTTCAGCCATAAACTTTGTAGAGTATAACCTGCAATTCGAGATTGTAGATCATACTTTGCCATCACCAGTATTTATTTCAAACTGTTAATATGTCATACATTAATAATTTTAGAACTAGATTGATGAATATTACTCCCACTAATATAGCTGGAGAATATATTGATTCAACCTTTACAACCATAACTTTACCTACACAATTAAGCAGCTTCTATAGTTTATTGTATCCATCCAATACAGAGACTGATATTCTTACCAGAACTAATGCTTATACTCAGTTAATAGTTGCTTGTAAATTAGATCAGGTTTTTAAACAAGTAGATCCTAGAATAGCCTATACATTACAAGATTTAGCAGTGTTTCAAACTACTCCGCCAAATTTAATAAGTGTGGCTTCAAGTGTCATTGGTAATATAACTACTACCAATATGTTAAATTACAATACCAACTATCCTTTATATTTGGATATATATGAAAATGGCACTACTAATTTGCAAAAATTGGCTGGGCTAATCTGTAATTATTCATATAAATTAGGTTAAAGATGAATACAAATGTACAGATAACTTTGAGCAGCACCGACCCGATTATAACTGCTATTATCCCAAACTTAAAGGTATTAGGAGCTTCTATATCTTATGGAATAAATAGGTTGCCTGTAGCTCAAGTAGATGTAGATCCATCAGGACTGCAAACTTTCTGTGACTTTGATAACTACCGTAGAAGAGATCTTACGGTAACTATAAAGACTGGTGGGTTATCCTATGATCCTGGTTGCTTACAATTTAATGGCTGGTTGGATGGTGTTAATATATCCCAACATCCTGGTAGCTTATCTTCGGCTTTAATAATCAAGCATAAGTTTGTATTGTTGAATGAAATTTATCCTAGAATATTAGGACTCAACGCCGGTACTGCTAATATGTTTACGGTCCAACAACCAGTAACTTATGAACCTAATCAATTTGGACCAGCTTCAGCCAATACTCAATTCTTGACCAGTGATTTACCTTTATATGGCATATTTAGTGGACCACAATTTACACCTGACCTGACATTACCTATTATTCCATTTATTATTCAATTATTTAAAATTGTAGTAGTATATCAAGCAACTACTGGTGTTCTACAAGTAGCTAACAGTTATTTAAACATACAAAATGCTTTAGGCAAGGTTATCGAAGCCCAACAAATAAATGCCAATAATCTATTACCAGTTGTTAAGAATCTCTTAAATCAAATTAATACAAGTTATACTTCAAATGAGGTATTACAAGCTAGTAATACCTTATTAAGTGCTGGTAGTCCGACCATCGCCTGTTCCATCATAAGTGCCATGTCTGGTCTGGATGATACAGTACTTAATTCAATGATACGCTTTATAGGACAATATGGTTCGACATTTGTAGTTGGTAATAAAACTGCCTTTGTTGTTCCTGAAGCGGCATATCTACAAGTTACTATAGATCCTTCACTACTAGTCAATAAAAGGTCAATACAAAGAAATGTGGCTTACCCTGCTGATTATGATTCTTTTAACTTTAATGATAATGGAGAGAATACGATTAAAGGCGTATATGTAGTACCAGATACAGTAGGTTTGCAAGGAACTTGGGCAGTTGGAGGGGTTAATGTATTAAATGGTTATTATATAGATCCTGCTCCTAATACCTTAGGTAATATTGTAGTAAAAACACTACCTCAGTTAGCGGAATCATACGTTAGTAGGATAGTTACTCAAGGTAGTATGGCTATTCAGACAAATATAAAAAATGGAGATAATTTGATAACTAAAAAAGTGGAAACTGAAGAAGCTACTGATAATTTCATGGCTAATAAGAGCCAGATACTGGCTGAACGGGATAATATTTTATCATTCTTAAATGCCTGGGCTCAAGGTGAATATTGTAGAATAAAGTATGGCGATAGAGTTGGTTCGATATCAATGCCATTTAACAATAATTGGACTCCTGGTGCTCCTGGGGCTGCATATACTAATCATCCTGGTACTTGGGTTCACTTTTACGTAACTGAAGTAAGTCATTCATTTCAAGTAACTCCTGGCAGTGGTAATGCATCAACCAATGTAAACTTTAACGGGGGAAGACCTGGTAAATCAATTAGTTCTGGCTTAACTTCTGTGCCTCTATATAATTATACATATGCTAATAGTCAGGATTTTTGTAACCATTTTGTAACTGATATATCTCCTAGTTAATATGAACGATATTAAAAAACTTTTAGCTGACTACGATAAAATGATAAAATATGAAGCTGGAAAATATAGTAAGTTAATTCCTTATGAAGTAGTATTGGCTGAGGCATATAAGTTAGCTCATAAAGCAGCTGAGTCATTTGATCCTTCTAAGAATATTAAATTCAGTACTCATCTTACTAATCAATTGAAGAAGCTTAGTAGAATATCAACTTTATATGGTGCTGCAGTGAGATTGCCTGAAAATAAACAATTTAAATCACAGCACATTAATGAGGCGGAACTATATCTAAAAGATGAATTAGGTAGAGAACCATCAGCTATGGAAGTAAGTGAGTATACACATATACCATTGGTTCATGTAAATAAGATAAAACAAAACAAAGCCAATGAAGTTAATCTAAGTAGTTTAACACATACTCCAGTCTTTTTAACTAATCAAAATGATGATTGGCTTCATTTTGTATACCATGATTTATCAGATTTAGATAGAGTAATATTTGAATATAAAACTGGTTTTAATAATAAACCTACATTAAATAACGAAGAGATAGCTAAAAAATTGAATATCTCTACCAATACTGTAATAAGTAGGGTAAAAGTTATAGGAGATAAAGTTAAATCTGGTTGGGAGGATGATGAATAATGCCTCAAACATATACACAATTAGCAGAATCTATTAGAACTTGGTTAAGTGATACATATACTTCAATGTATACTGATCCTACTGAAAGACAGTGGTGTTTACTAGGAATAACTGATATACTTACACCAAGCAATATAGATACTTATTTTGATTCAAGTGTCCCTAATAAAGCATTTGATGCCCAAGTAGCAGCTGTGGCACAAGCTAAAACATTAACCAATGTACCAGTAGCCCAACTACAACTAGAAGCAGATAATATATATAGTCTAGCTAAATCAATGGTGTATAGACATCAACCTAGGCTGAGAAATTATCGGGATGATATTGAGAATAAAGATATTAGAACCTCAACATCCATAGCAATAAGTTTAGGTAGATATAATTTGTTACAAGCAATAATGAAAGGTACTTAATGCCAGTCTCAGGAACATCAGTAGATTATAGTGGTAGACTAGTTGATATGTATATTTCTGGTACTTTAAATCCATTAAGTACCGCTACTCAGAATATTACTTATTCATTTGGCTATCCTACTCAATATATAGCTGGGGTACAAAAGTTAATACAACGTTATATTATAAGTCTTATAAATTCAGGATTTGTTGAAGATTTGATAGGGTTATCCAGTAATAATATACAGACTGCCAAGAATTTATTTAACAACTATAATGCTATTGTTATTCAAAACTTTAAGAGTTATCAGAATAGTCAAACACCCTCTTTATTCTTGGATGAACAGTTAAGCACAGTGCAACTAAATAACGTGACCAGTACTGGGACATATGTAAATTATTCCATGACTTTAACTACTCAAGCAGGTACCACAGTTACAGTTTTATTACCTTTACCACTTTAATTTATGTCAGAAACAATTGCCCAGACTTTAGCTAGATTGACTGCATTTATACAATCATCAGCACCTACTCTTGATTTATCTCCAGGTTCAGTATTTAGTGAGCTAATACTAGGTTTGGAATCTCAAATACAGAATCAGGTATATAATGATATTGATGCTATATCTACAGAACAAGCTATTAGTCAAGTCATCAATAGCTTAACACCTACTTACAGCTCTATAATAGATCAAATTGCTAGTAATTATAATGTAACTAGAATTCAAGGAGCGGCAGCTGCTGGTAATATTAAAGTATTCACTTCTGCACAAAATGCCAACACTTATGTTTTACCTAGTGGGACTTCGTTTACCCAACCAGCTCTAGGCTATACTTATCAAACTACTAGTCCGATAACCTTAAATTCTGGTTCATTCATACTTCAAAATGGTTTGTATTACTTTATCATACCTGTTTATGCTACTACGATAGGTATTCAAACTGCAGTATCTAATCTAGCTCCATTCATACTAAATGCTACTAGTGCTATTCCAAACTATGTAAATTCAGTGGCTTATGGCACTTTCTCACAAGGTATTAATCAAGAAACAGACCAACAACTTATTACTAGATTCAGAACTGGGCTGGCTACAACAAATCTATTAACTGCTGCTAGTATTAATAATCAATTAACTCAGTTATATCCCAGCTTTAGAGGGGCATATTTAGCAGATACAACTTCTCCAGTAAATATAAGAAGTCAAAATAACCTTCTAAATATAAAAGTACCTGGTTGTGTAGATGTATATGTTAAAAATGACATTACTATTCCACAAACAAGCTTCCAAATAGTTGGTTCTTATGATTCAATCAATGCAGTCTGGGATGTTACTATTCCAGCTACTCAAGCTCCTGGATTTTATAGAATAGTTAATGTACAGGATGCAGCAGCTACAAACTTAGCTTATTTACCATTTACAGTTACTTATGGTTATGATAATACTACTCCTAGTCAGATAACCACACCTGCTCAAGCTAGATATTCCATTTATCAGACCGCAACTTTAGCTATTACTTATGTACCTCCTGTAATGAGTCAGCCGTTTACATTCAATATAACAGCTATTGCTCCATTTAATCTAAGTCCTACCCAAGCACTGTTTTTAAACAATAATAATAGGATTCCTTGTACCGATTATCTAGCTAAAGGTATTATTCCTTGTAATGTTAGCATGTCTATTTCTATTGTAAGAAATAATGTAACTGATGTAATTAATGTATCTGCTATCCAATCTGCCATATTTAATTATGTCAATAGCCTGCCTATCGGAAGTTCAGTAGCAGTAAGTCAAATAGTCAGTATTTGTCATCAGTTTAATATAGCTAGAGTAGATTTACCTATATTGTTAAATGGACAAATACTAGCTCCTTATGATGCAAATCAAAACGCTACTGATGAAAATATTATAATTGAAGGAAATGACTTCTTAGAGATACCTACTACATTAACTCAATATGGTGTCTCTCCAGCAAATACAATGTTCTTCTTAAGCTATTATAATGATTCTGGGACACAAAATATTAATATAACTGTTAAATGAGCTTCTTAAGTTACAATCAAGATATTTATCCTGGTAACAATGCTACCGATAGTAGATATTTGTTCAATTCTCTAGGCTATTTCTGGCAGCGAGTATTTAGTGAGCAACAAGTTATTACTGGGTTGACTTCTGGGCAAGCAGCGGCAGCACAACAAGCATATACTAACATGCTTGAATTGATTAATAGTTATAGTAGTAAACAGATAAGTATATTTGATCATCAAAATTGGTATCCTATTTACATATATTTATCGGCAATGGATAATAACACCTTATTATTTGGTGAAAATGTATTGTTTGGAGCTGAAGTGATGGGGAATCCGTATTTATTCGGAGCCCCCATACCTGAAGATACCAATGTTTATAGTGTAATTCTACCTAATAGCTTGATGTTAACTTCTATTATAGTAGATCAGATAATCAATCCTAACTATGTATGGGTTAATGGTCAGAACTTTCAATTAATAAATGAAAGGTTATTCTTTTATGGAAACCCTTTTACCATACCTGGGGTAACTCCAACTATCATCTATAATTCTGACGGTACAGATTCTGGAGATAGATTACTTACTCTATGGTGTTATAATGCGGCCATAGATAGTGAGAGTTTAAAATACAATATAGGTTATTTATTCGGCCTTGATGTCCCTCATTCAGAACTAGGTAAACAAGTATTAGCAAGTGTAGTACAAATGTTTACTAATGGACCTACCATAAATGATCTAAAAGCAATTGCTCTTAGTAGTCTAGGCTTGCCGGTCATTACTCAGCAATCAACTATCCAATCCATATTAAGTGATAATGGATATAATGTATTTGTAACTAATACTGGAGCTTATAGATATCCAAATACATATACCATCAAACCTGGTATAATTGTAAGTTCTGTATTGAATATAGGTGATGTTCCAGTAGAAGTAGTAGAAGTATATGATGAAGTAAATACTGCTAATTGGTGGCAGACACAATTAGGTATTAATATATCTACGCCTACAACTAGATATGTAATTGACCCTACACATCAATCAGGATTATTAGTACCTGTTACTGGATTATCTCTGGTTCCTTTAGTATTACCTGCTAGTATGATATTAGTCTCTGCTAATTATTCAGTTCAATTCAATAATGATCTGGAACCAATCTCTTTGGATAATAATGGATTTCCTATCTTCCCAGTAATAGGCAATCCAACTGACGTAGCTAACTATCAAGCATCATTAAAAAATACAGCATTTTTAAACTTGGTTAATACTCAAATATCCCCACCTCTATCCAATTCAAATCCAGTTAATGTAATTAATCCAGTAAATTTCATATTTAATTGCATATTAAAGAGTTGTGCCGCTCTATTAAGGATAAAGTTCTTTACTACTGACCAAGTTGCAGCATTTCAACAATATTTCGAAGCAGTAAAGGATATGCTGCCTCCTAATATATTCTTGATAGTTTTATGTGATATTGGTAATGTTGGAGATGAAATTTACCAGATGAATACTGAAGTGATCGATGATGGAATGAGGACTTATCAACCACTACAAAAGACTAACGATTTAGTATCATTTAACTCAGGTTCAGGATTGCTGATTAAAGATATGAGTCCGAGCCGGGTTATTGTAACTAATCCTATTTCACCAATTACTGGTGTGAGCTTAACTATTGCATCTTAAAACATTGAGATGCTAGAATAAAACTGTTATTATCATTATTATGGACTATTTAGATAAAGCCTATACTGTAAATAAAGATGCATTTGGTAGAGTTCGGATATGGCGTGTTAATCCTGAAGGTAGTAAAGAACTGATACTTGAACAACAGAACACTATTGTTTTAGGTGGAGCAGACATTACAGCCAAAGCATTGAGTGGATTACCTAATACTGGTATTACTCATATGTATGTAGCTAATGATAATGTAGGGGCTATTCCTACAGTAACAGTCAATGATACGGTAACTAGTTTTGGTAGTACATTTACTAGAATACCATTAACATTTTCACCCAACTATTCAAATGAAGCAGGTTATACATCAAATCTGGTCTATTTTAGTGTGTATATTACAGGTTCTACAATACCTAATGGAAATTTTATTACTAGTTTGGGTCTTGTCAATGCTAGTGTTCCGAGTAGCTCTTCTGGTGATAAGCTATTTTCTAGAATTGCTTTTAGCCCTATTACATATAATAGTACTCAAGGATTAGTAATTACTTGGGGATTAACTTTTCGTGCTTCTTAAAATATGAGTACATGGACTGCAAATGTGCCGTTATTTACAGACGGTGTTAGTATATTGAATCAAGCTACGGTTAATCCTGTAGTTACTGCACTAGCTAATAGAGATCAATATCTATTTGAAATGCTGAATAATAAGTCAGATAAGACTGTATTAATCAGTTATAACCAACCTATTTATGGTAACCTAGCTCCAGGCACACCAGTTTACTTTAATAACTCTAGTGGGCAGGCAGTCTTATATCCTGCGCAAGCTGGATATTCACCTGATAGTACCGGTCATCTAATTCCTGCTACCTCTGCCTTTATATTTGGTATAGTAGATGATATATATGAAGGGCAAACCGGTCCTGTAGTATATGGTGATATTTATGTAAGAGGATTGATAAGTGGTATTGATTTTAGTCAGGTACTAGATACTGCAAGTTTAGCTGAAGGGACTTTACAACCTGGACCACTTTATCTCTCTAGTAATGAGCCTGGTAAATTAACCATCTATCCTAGTGGTGCTGGTATATTTGTAGGTTATTATATTGGTTCAGAAAGCCTGGTACTAGCTCCTAACATTGATTCTTTAAATCAACTATATTTTAATTATAGAATAGAAGTCCCTCCTCTAGTAGCTGGTACACCGTCATTACCTAGTGCTGACAATGGTTCTTTATTTGTATGGCATAATACTACTACTGGTCTTAATTATACTATTAGTAGTGTTAATAACCCACCCCAACTAGCCTGGGTTGTTACCGCTACTGCTATTAATGCTAACAATAATGGAGCAGGTTTAATCTGGACCGATCCTACTAATGGACTTAATTATACTATTAGCTGTGTCAATAACCCACCCCAACTAGCTTGGGTACTAACCGGTTCTCCCAATACTAATAACGGAGCAGTGATGGTATGGAATAATACAACTACTAATCTAAACTATACTATTGAAGCTATTGGTGCTCCTCCCCAACTAGCCTGGCTTACAACCTCAGTTAATACTAATGTTTGGACTATTATTCATAATCCAAATGCTACTACTGACATGACTAATAAAGTAGGTTGGGTTAATGCTTCAGATGCTCAATCAGTACTATTAATCACACCGCCTACTAATGCTCAATTCTATTATAATCTTCCTACTGCTGCAGTAATTATTGCAACTACAGAAGATAATACTCAACCCTATTATTTGACAGCTCTGCAAAAAGATAATGCTTTGGAATTGTTGAATGCTTTACCAGCTTATCCAGTAGCTTATACCATGGTTTTCATGAATGGTATATTACAGACCTTAAATGATACTGACCACCCTAACGGAGCTTATATTATAGATGAGAATGGATTATGGTGGACTCAAAATCAAATCAATTATGTACCTTGGTCAGGAAGTCCAGGTCCAGTAGATTTGCAATTGCTTATAACCAAGCTTAATCCTAACTTTAGTGATAGTGTAGTTACTAGTCTAACACCGACTAACTCAGCTTTAACCATAACTAATCCTGCCGGTCAACCTGCTACGGTAGGGAATTTAAATATACAGCTACAACTTCCTATTACTAATATAGGAAGTACTGGTAATGGAACTGCACTACAAAGTATAGCTTATAATACTTCTACTGGATTAACTACTACACAAACTGCACCAGTAATAAATAGTGTAGTGGTAGGACCTGGATTAGTAGTTACGCAGAATATACCAGGTCAATTAGTCCTTTCACTTAGTAATTTCTCATTAACCGGAGAAGTTGCCGATATTGAGCCAGAAGAGGCAGATTTTATATATAAAGGACTTAATGCATATCTTAGACTAAAGAATCCTATAGTTAATCAAAAGCTGGGGTTTGTAGGCAAGTTTATGGTGCCTGCTACTATACCAAGTAATACGCCAATCTCTATTCAATTAGTATGCTTTACTGATAATAATACGGTTGGTTCTGGTACGGCTGCCTTTACATTTGAATATGCAGTAAGCTATAATACCTCTTCCATATCAAGTGCTACAGTATTATCTAATGTAAGTATACCTGGTTCACTATTCCCTAGTTTAACTCAGACTACTATTTATACTGATTCAAACAATAATCCTTATTTCACTATTCCAGCCTCTGCGTTCTCAGGAGGGTCATATGTAAACTTCAGAATAGCTAGAGTGAATTCTAACTATAGTAATTCCATAGGTATACTTGGTGTTCTTTGGATAATTGCATAATATGGTAACATTAGATTATCTTAACACGAATTCACTACGTAACTACCCTATTAAGGATGGTTGCTCTAGAACTTCTGTGGATGGATTGTTTACTATTCCGAACAGTTTAATTGTAGATTTGGTATTATGTAATCCAGGTACAGTGAGTTTAAGCCTTTATATTTCTGCTGTATCTGTCTCTCCTACAAATTTATCTATTGAAATATCTGATCAAACTTTAGGAGAAATGGGGGTATTTCAAACTACATTACCACTAACTAACTATAATACTGATTTATCTTTGATTCCTGGTTCAAACTTCCCCTCAGCTACTGGGAATATTACTATTGGTTCAGGAGATGATTTAGTAGATTTAGTATCAGGAAACTTTATCTTTAGTTATACTGCTACAACTTTATTAATGAGAGTTTATAGTCCTAGTAATCCAGGACTTAGCTGGATATCATTTAGTGATGTTAAAGGCAATACCTCAACTCAAACTGGCTATGTACAAATTGATGGTCATAGTAACATCCAATTCAGACTAGGTAGTGGGGTAGTCTATATAGATGCTGGTGAAGATTTAGGACTAAATAAAATTTGTGTTTCCAATCAAATCCCTATTACTACTATTAATGGGGTGCCTCCTAATTCAGATGGTAATTTTACGCTAATTCCTGAGCAATGTGTAGCATTAACAACTGCACAATTCGGTTTATCTATTGCTGATAATTGTGGCCAGACTTGTTTGGGTTGTACAGCTATAGAAACACTAACTACTCAAGTAAATAGCTTGGAGACTAGTGTGATCAATATAAGAAACTTTACAAATAACCTGCAAGCTGCTATTACTCAAGCAACAACATTACTGAACTACCAATGTCAGTGCTAATCTATGCAGGTTTTAGAATATCAAAATGAATGTAGCCAAATTCGCTATCCATTCCGGGATACAGCTACATTAATATGGAGTAGTGGCGGTAATAGTGGAGTTCTGCCTAATAATGTTATTGTCGATGCTCAATTAATAGCTCTGGATAGTGTATTTTCCTCACTATCCTTAACAACAATAGTGTATAGTTCTATTTCCTGGATATTTAATTTCACTGGTTCAGCAAGCTTATCAATAACGGTACCTATACCTAGTCCTGCCTGTATAAGTACATTTAATATAAGTACTTCTACTAAAGTATTATATGTAGATATTAACGTTACTGCATTAACAACTTATTTTACTGGATTATCTTACGGAACTTATACCTTTGATGGTAGTTGTTCAATCTGTTTATCTTGTGTAAAACTACTACCTCCTAATATAACTAGAATAGCTTTGATTAATACTACTAGTTTAGGAATAACTACTATATATGATACCGGAGCTATACTAGTACCTGGAACTGGATTGGCTTTGAGTGAAGGAACAAATCTTGGCTTTACCACTACACCTAATACTTGTACTTTTGATGTTAATCAAGGGTTAGGCCAAGGACAATATGATAATTGTCCTGCTAGTAGTGCAATCTTAACTATTAATGAGGTTGAAGCTGATAGTACGGGAAATTTTGTGTTAACTAATGATGGCTGCTATTCTTCTTATGCAGGAATAAGTGGATTACATCTACAAAATATATGTAACCCCGAATGTACTGCAGCTAATATAATCAATTTTGCTGACTACTATAATAGAGTTACAGATTTAACAACTCAGATGGCTGGTTATGCTAATACAACTAATACCAATTATAATACCTGGCTTACTAACTATACTATAACTCAAAATGCACAGCTACAACCATCTACTCCATATATATTAGCTCAGGCCAACAGTATTACTAATATAGTTAATCAATATCATACCATCGTTGTAGGTGTGTATTATTCTACTAATTCAGCTATAACTACTTCATTATCACTATCTTTAAATACCTCTGAGTTTACTATAGTAAGTGGAACTTATTATTTAGTGGAAGATAATACTAAGAAGGTTCAGCCTACCCCAGTATTTTCATCCAGTACTGCTCCATTATTCAATACTTCATTTAATTGTGCCACTACTACATTAGCTGGACTGACTTTACAAGAAGCGGCAGTATCAGGCATGTCCCATTTAAATCAAGGAACTGCTTTATATGATGCAACCTTTTTATTAACTACTAGTAGTGTTGGGATAAGTGGATTTGTTTTGCCTTTAAACCCAAGTAATTTTAACTTCACACTAGCTTATGTAGTTCAATACATCTATTCAGTTCCAGGTAACATATTATCACCTATAGCTTATCAAGTAGTATCATTTGATTTAGGTTTTCTAGATCCAACTAATACTACTGGAAATTTAAGCTTGGCAGTTTCAGGAATAGTAGGTACAGTAACTCTTAATCAGACTATATTTGATGGAGTTACAGCTAGTCATAGTGGTTCTGGATTTACTAGTTTAAGTATTAATCCTGTAAATAGTAATCATTATTACTTAACTCTAACCTGTGCTGCAACTTTAAGTGGTACATATCCCATAACTTTTACTACTTCTGGAGTAGGAAGTGCTAGCAAGACTGTGAATATAGTGCTAATTTAATATGGAATTAAATTTTATACAGAGCAATTGGTTAAGACAATATCCGTTTAGGAATTTTAACGGTGGATTTGATTCTTATAATAATAAATTACCTACCGATATTATAGTAGGTTTAAAGATAAGTTGTCTATTATCAGATTTAGATTTATATATTAACAAGATTGTAACTGATAATGGGAATATAGGGATTACATTTGCAGGTAATAATGGTCCAATAGGTTATGCTAATAGTGTAATTACTACAAATAATCAAAACTTAATCATCTATAACTTTAATGAAGGAGTGATAGGAAATGTTACGATAGGGAATAGTGCCAGAATCATGCCTAAGCAAACATTCTCGTTTAACAATACTAATGGATTGATTGAAGGAAGCACTATTACGATTATCTCACCACCTCTAGTAACTGGTATAACTATCAAAGGTACAACTATGACGGGTGCTATTACATTGACCAGTACTAGTCTTGGTATAAATACAGGTTCAGAACTAAATCTATCTGTCCTTTATCCAGTTAATATATTATCTAGAGGGGATTTAAGTTCAACCCAGTTATCTTGCAATAACTTTGTAATATCTGGTATAAATACTGTAATACCTAACCTTAATGGAAATATTGATATCTATGCCATATCTCCATTAGTAATAAGTACTGGTGTAGTAGATGGAGTTACTCAACTAATTATAACTACACCTGGAATAACCTTGTCTAATGTTTGTGTTCCTATCAATCTACCTCCTATTAACCCATCCCAGACTAGCTATGAGCCTATTAATACCATAGTTAATCCAGAATATAGTACCTGGCCACAATACTCTTAATATGCAAGGAATAGGAATAACTAACTGGCAAAATATAAATAATACTGAATATCCTCTAGTCAATGCTGGAGGATTAAATGGAGTATTCTGTGATGCATCATTTATTAGCTATGATAATTTTGTACCTACATTAAATACTATTACCATTACTGAAACTGAGCTTATACTAAATATATTAATGGATGATGGAGCTTATGATTTTGCTTATGCATTATCTACTTTGTCTGAAGGTGTATCAGTTAGACTAAGGACTATTAATAGAAGCTACGGATGTCTAGTATTTGGCCAGTTAATATCTGATATAATAGCTAAGAAATACAGTAATATAATTACTTTAAATGCCGCTTTCAATAATAATACGGTAAGGACAATTACCTCTACTAATGGAGTATATAGTATTAATGGCTTATTAGGGAATGTAAGTATAGCTTTCGATAACAATCTAATATATAACACTAGCTCCTACTTCGGCTACCCTACCATCAGTGCTGCTAGTCTACCTACAAATCTACAAACTTTAGAATTATCTGCTAACCAAGCATACCTTTTTAACTCTAGCCAGGAACTCATTCTAGCAAATACTGTAAATAATACGCTTTCCCCTCAAACTACATTAGATAAGGTGTATGATATTATCTATGATGAAAGTTCTCATTTAATTGGAGTATTAAATGAATATAATAAAGCTACCATCTATGATTTATCCAGTATTCCAGCTACACCATTATTAACTAATATAACTGGAAATATAACTGGTATCACTACAGATAATGCTTCTAATCTTTGGGTATTAATAAACAATAGTCTTTATAACTATGGTCATTATCCATATACCGTTAATAATACTGGAATCGATACTGGGATAACTAATACTCTAGGACTAACTTATCTAAATAGTACTTTTTATACCTTTACTAATGGTCCACAAGATTATAGTACATTGCCGAGTATTGTATATTTTAGCAGCTTTATTTATACTGTTACAGTTAGTGGTCTTACTGCTACTTCTACATTATTAGGCCCTCTAGTAGATCCAACTATAAATAACTCTATACATTATACTGCTAATCAACATGTTCCTTGGTTAGGAGGGATATTCATCTATAATAATGCATTGTATGGTTGGAATATGTATAGTACTAGTTTTAATATATACAATATCAACACTAATACACTTTATATAACTCCTTATTTTCAATCAACTTACAACTTATCGAATAATATAAACACTGTATTTATTGGAGGACCTACTATTACATTGAATAGCATTATACCTTTAAAAACTATTAATGGAGTATCACCATATAATAATCAAATTACTATTACAGGTGATGCAGTAATGTCCATCGCTCAAACTACTGGAAATACTTTAACCTTGAATATACCTATTAAAGACAGTAACTTAAATGTAGCCAGGTCTGTAGTTTATGAGTAATAGTTCAACAATATTAGAGTGGCTGAATGAAAATGCTTTAAGGGATTATCCTTTAGTAGCAAATAGTCCTTATTCAATCACTACAGGGAGTACTACAATATATATTAAACCATTGATACTTGATGCCTGCTTATTCTATAGTAGTGTGCCTAGTTCGGTTACTTTAAATACCATAATTACAACTACTGCATTATCCATAAACATAACTGGACAACCTGTATTTACGATACCTAACTATCTTACTGCAACTTATCCTTATTATGTAAGAAATAGTAGTAATAGTTTATTAGTAGTAGGAGATGCAACCCACATATCAAATAATCTTACCTTTAATGTCAATGCTGTATTTGAACCTACTACTTTGATAGAGATTTACCCCAACACTTTAGGTCTGACTAATCTTAATATAAATGGGAATAATCTTACTGGAAATGTGAGTTTAAGTGATGGATATCAATTAACTTTATTACCAGAAAAACAAGAATTAAGTATAGAAGTGGGTAGAAATGAAGGACATCCACTACCTTGTATCAATATTAAAGGTGTAGTAAATGATTGTAGCAGCATAGTTAGTACGGTTAATGGAGCTAGTCCCTCAAATACTGGCAACCCAATCTATATAAAAGCAGGGAATCACTTTAAAGTATACGATGATATTAACAATAGTCGTGTTTATATTGGGTTGGATTTTAACATTACAGATATACTTCCTACAACCCTACCTAACCCTCCTACAATATGAGTAACAGTTATACTATAAGTGGAATAGACCATGTAATAAGACTATTAAGCCAATATCCTCAATTAATGGCCTTATCTAGTCTTACTCCTATTAAAGACATAGCTAAGAAAGCCCAGGATGCAGTAAAGAAGAGTGGTTGTGGTTGTAGTGCTGGACCAGTCTATGCTGCTAATAAGAACACCTTTGAACGCAGTCTAGATATGTTAAGCCAGGGTGATCATATAGTTGCAAAAACTATATTAAAAGTGGATAAAATCTGTTATTATACTAGAGATAGCTCTGGTAAAACTACTTTGAAGTGTATCTAGATTAAGCTATAATGAATTATGAAAGAGTTACCAAATTACTTGCCAACCCAATTTGAAATGTATGGTGTGAAACAAGAAGCTCCTAACCACTATCAAGGAGATAATATTATTATTCCTATTTTTGAACTGATAGATACTGCTAAATATACATTACATGCATATCTTAAAGCTGAATTAGATGGTCCGGGTCTAGTCTGGGAAGGTTCTAGAGATGATGGCATAGTATTAGAAGATGGATTTGTTATTATAAAGATAAGAGCTAGTACTGCACAAACCTTTCTGCCAGGTATATACTATTTAACGCTAGCCGGCTCTACAGATCGAGATGTTAATACTAGACATGTTTTGACACAGCTAGTATTTTCGATCACTCCTGCAGCTAGTAGTAATTACTTTAATATCAATATCAATAATAGATACTGTAATAATGATGTAGGTAGACCAATACCTAATTATGTAGGTATTCAATATTTTAGTGCAGGATGAATATTAAACCTTATCATGCAGAGGAGAGAGGCAAAGAAAGACTAAACCTCAGTCCAGAATCTGTCAGTGCTTTACAAAGAGCTGCTGATAAGATGTGGTATTCTGGTGGGTATAAGAAACTTACTGGAAAGAACTATTATAGCAATATTAGAGACCCGAGACAGAATTTACTAGGCTATGCTGCTTATAAGGTAGTAGGAGGAGTAGTTAATAGACCTAGACTTATTCTTGCTTCTATTCTATCTAAAAATATGAGACCTAGAGGGAGTAATATATCTACCTTCTTTAATGAAAGATTGTTAGATAATAAGGTGAAGTTAAACGTTCCTACCCAATTCGATAAATTCCCTAAAATGTTCAATAACTAATATGATAGGAACTATTGAATATGGCGAGCCGGAATTAGGTAGTCCAGCTATAATACCACCTATTAATCCTGTAATGCCTGGTATTCTAGGATTGTGTGAGTTAGGGCAACCGGTTTGGAGAGAGAATACCTTGGTATATAAAACTTCTGAGCATTGTTATCGTAGTCATGCCAGGATAATTAATACTTCTGGCTTTACACAAACTAATAAAGTTAGTTATAACTGTAATGCCAGAATGACTAGAAGGCCGATTTATCTTCCTATTTAACGCCAGTAATATCTGCGTTATAAGTAATAGGCAGATTATATACATTACCAGGGATTATATTACTCTTTCCTGAAGACTTCCTATAATTGAGAATATCATTAGTATGTTTCTTACTAAATGTATATGAAACACTCCTATAATGTTTATATTGATTCATCATCTGCTTAAACACTTCTGGAGTTAATGTGACCTCTTCCGGTATTGTAAGTAAATATCCTTTATTCATAATTGAAATACTATGATGAAATAAAGAACTAGTCAAGAAGAGATATTAGCCAGTCTTTTCCATTCAATAAACCAGGCATGCTCCCACCAATTAAGGCTACCATCATACCTCATATACTGATGAACTAGATTGAACATCTTATTGTATGATACTACCAGTCATACCAGTACCATATAACATTTCGTGAGGATGTAGAGTAAGGAAATCATTATTAACAGCAATCGTACCTATAATAGCATTGGCGGTACTAACGTTATTACTAAATATGATAGTTGTACCTTGAAGATTGAATACTCTAACATCATAGGTATTATTGTTAGTATAACCGGTAGAGGTCATAGTTGCTTGATTAGTACCTAATATTCCGATTGAACCAGCAAATACATTAGCTTGATTGGTATAATCAACAACATCTGCTACCCAATTTGTCCCGTTAACCCAGTGTGAATCTGATAAACCTGATGATTGCACAAAAAAGTCTAAGACGTGAGAATAAGGAGCATTGACCGACATGTCTGGTCTTCCTCCGTTTTCCGTGACTCCGTTATTAAAATAAGCATTCCCAAGCGACAAAAAACCGTTATTAAAATTCGCTGAATTGCCAAACGTGCAATATTGTCCTACGCCGTTTTCATTCACTGCAACCATACATCCTGCCGCCCCAATTGTTACCGTGCCTTGGCCTGGCGCCCAAACTACCGTATTTGTCCCGCTAATTACTGCCGGCACCGTCCCTTGAATCGGATAATTTACCCCTACATCATTCAAGTTTGTATGCCACGTAAAACCACATGTGTTTGCAGATAAATATTGCGGATATTGCAAAAAATCAATGTTGCCCATGAATCCGTCTGCCGTCCAAATATCGAATACGTTCGTCTCATTCGGCAGCTGGCCGGTAAACGTGTCCGACCGGAAAGAGATATGCTGACCGTTCGTCGCGTACAAACCAATTGCGGCAAGATAATTACTTGTTCCAAAGACACCGTTCCCCGCAATGTGGCAATCCTCGAAGTGCACTACTGAGTTCCAGATTTCGAACTGGCACAGATTTGTGGGATAGCTCGCAAACATCCCTTCATATTCGCCACCCCGGAAAAAGATCGTTGATCCACCCACCCAGGGCGACACTTTGAAAGCTTGCTTATCGCTGCCGCCGTTATTGTAGCTGACCTCTAGATGGATGCAGTACGCATCTAGCTGGATGTCGATGCAATTATGACGCTGTGAATCAACAACGCTGGTCGGTGACGAGTTATTGTCATCCAGGGTGTTCATGTCGTTCAGCGTGATTATGCTCTCGTCACCGCCCTCGCTCGACGTCTGCGATTGTGCAACCGACTGGGCCACATAAACCTTGTTGCTCCAACAGTTACCCATCATACAATGTCTAATATCGAATTGCGGTGTATTAATAATCTCTACATTCCTCCAGAGGTTTGAAAAGTGAACAAATTCTGTTTTTAAATCTTCGAAATAGCTAAATCCTAATACCCCATTTTGGATACCTACAACGGATGGATCGGGGGCATTTGTTCCTTGTCTCTCAATTGTTAGACCGTGATAATAAGCTCCATTGCCTAACTGTCCTTGTATTGATTGGCTGTGTATAAACACAGACCCAACGAAATTACTAGGGACTACTATGGTTGCATTCCTAATTTCAATATGTCCCCTAGTCCAAGCAACTCCAGAGGTGATATAATACGTCTGCCCCTGCCCATCCCATACCAGGATGTTGCCCGCGTTCATGGCGGTAACTGAATTGCTCAAAGCCAAAGTATCATTTGCTATACCGTTACCAACTGCACCATATTGCATCGGTGAAATAAAGGTAAAATTAGTCACAATTGTAGGGCTACTAGCATTTACTGCAGCATTAAAAGGAATAGAGTTGGAGGCAAATATATTTGTACTTTGACCTAGCAGAACTTCGTTAGTATCAGTAACAACTTCCAAATCTACTAGTTGGGCTTTAACGCAAAATACATTAAATAATAAAGCTAACGGTATTAAATATTTCTTAAACATAAATTATTTCGGTTTAACTTCCTCAATTATCTCTGGATTTAAAGTACCAGTTTTAAAGAATAGACTAACACCCTTCCACCCACCTAATTGAGTCCAGAACTTAATACAAGCCCAGATATGAAGATAGAGTGTGTGAGGGAGTGCAAGTAGTAATGCTACTTCATAACCACTTAAATGATAACCTGCTGCACTAGCTATTTGTTGTGCTAATTGAATTTCGTTCGTATTCATATTATTTCTTAATACCTACTAATACCCCATTACTATATACTAGAGTTATATTAGATGATATTACTTCATTAGTTGTCAATCCACCTATTAATCCTAGATAAGGTATATTTGTAACTCCACTACCATTACCTGAAAATGTACCAGTTAACTTATTAGTATTGTTGTTAAGATTAATTGTATTGGAATATGTGCCAGAAATCAATGAAGAACTAATTGTACCCTTATTTAGGTTAGTAGTATTTAAATTAGTTAGATTAAGTCCACTCCCACTAAAAGTACCGGTAAAGTTATTAGAATAAGTTCCAGGTAATAGATTGGAGGCGGTTAGATTAGTAAGATTAACTCCATTACCTATATAATTACCTATGAATGTATTACTAGTACTTGTAAAGTTAACTATATTAGAGTAGTTACCTGATATTAATGAAGATGTTATAAACCCAACCAAATTAGTAGTATTAATATTTGTTATAGTAGACCCATTACCTGTTATAGCACCATTTACAGTTAAATCATTCCTCACATTTATAGGATCAGTGAATATATTAGTACCTATACCTAGCATTGGATTTCCGAATAAATCTGTATTGTTATGAATAGCTACATTAATGGAAGGTGCCCAGGTAAATATATTATAATTCATTGAACTATCATAACTATTACCGCTTACATTTAATCCAGTAAATGCCCCACCAGCTACGAATCCTTGCCAGATTGCATTAGATACACCTGCTACATATTCAACTACATTCCCTGTTATCCAGATGTTCGTAAATGAAGTATATATAGTTCCTGGATAAAAATAGAATGCACAGGGAGGAAATGGTTCAGCTCCTACATTAGTTGAGTTATTAAAGAAACTTAATATCCTTACATGATTATTGGCTATAGTTATATTAACTCTATCAAATCCTATAGCTTCTACTCCGTAATCACAATCCAGTATTTGATTATTTTGAATTATTACATTATGTGCCCAACCCGTATCTCCAGGTATGCCAACGTCACAACCTTCTAGATAATTGCCTTCAATCAATACATCATGCTGCCAACCACCTAAACCGATACCAAACCATGAACCTTTTGAATATATAGGATAATTTGTACTAACTAATATAACTTTATTATTTCTTATAATACCAGATATAGTTTGAGCTGGTTCTGAATTACTACCAAAATTATCTCCACCACCTGCTAATGCTATACTAGTGATACCTCCACCACCCCTATACTGAGATACTTCACATTCTTCTATAATATTTCCTATACTGTCTGGTAAATAATAATTTGCTATCACTATTCCCCAAGCCTCACTATTGCCACCAAATTTACCGCAGTTAATTACCTTAACTCTTCTTATACTATTTTCTGTACCAATCAATCCAACTCCACTATATGTATCTAAAACATTACTTACATTACAATCTATAGTTAAGTCTTGTATCTCATTGTTAGTAACTGAACCAAAATTTCCCATTACTGATACTCCTGAACCTCCTACAAAAGTTGGTGCTACTAATTGGACTATAGTATTATCAATGCCACTACCGCATACTTTCTGTCCAGACTTTAATCCATATCCTTGCCACGATCCTTTAGTTTGGAATGTACCTGTTAATAAGTGAATAGTAGAATTTGCTGGGATTAGACCCATATTCAAATCGAAATTAGTATTATTTGAACCGTCTAATGGATTATCTATAGTACCATTAGTAGGAAAGATATTACCGGTATTAACTGTAGATACCCAATACTCATTAGGTATGGAGGTAGAAGCTAAAATATAGTTAATTGATAACAATAATAGAATAAATACTTGATTCACGATCTTCATTTTAATTTAAGTCTGATTTCGGAATTCACTTAATAATATTGGTCAAAAACAGGATTGCGGTGGTTAGGGTCATAGTTAGAATCCAGTCACTGCTGTATGTGCCACCTGTCCAGCATCAAAGTACGTTCTGTATCCGATTGGTACAGCGGTCCCTGCTGCATTGTTGCTTTCCCACAAAAGCGATACGTTAGAAATTCCAAACCATGTCGGAGTACTCGTTAAGTTGTAAATGCGATATACTAGATTGGTCAATGCACTTCCATCAAATGTCGTGCGTTGTGCGCCATTTGTATCCCCCAATTGAAACGACAGCTGTTGCATTCCCTGAATCCCGGCATCAACCGTCCCCATGCTGGAATTGTAATTCAGCCATGTTGCTGACCAGTTCGGATACGGCCACGGTTTGAATGCACAGAGATCCGCGAAACCGAGGTTAAAATTGTGCGCGAAAAGAGTGCGTGCGTCAGGATGGATGGGGGGCACGTCGGCCGAAAATGCGGCCTCGACATTTGACCCCACATAATCCGACTCCCGGATTACCCCGGCGATGGATTGCAGAAAGTTGGTATACAAGGCCGCTTGCACGTTCTTCCAATACAGATTCGTTGACGCCCCAAAGCGGTAGTCCCAGTGTGTATCTATTAACCAAATTGGGATGCCCACATTGTATAAGGGGATATAAAACGAGTTCCAATAAGAGATAATATTGGCAATGGACGTGTTGGCAAAGGCATCGTTGCGCGGCCCATCAGTCTCAAATATTACACTGGGATAGCGCAAGCGGTTTAGGTTGGTCATGGCACCCGGACTCCAAGAGTTTGTCCCATAACCCTCATTGTTATAGGTCGCCATCGTGCTTCCGGGCGAAGCATCAACAAGCGTCAGCACGTCTGGGTTCTCGACCGCGAACAAATAAGGCATCGAGTTGGTGTAGACAATGCCGCTTCCCAGACCGACGAACTTGGCAGGTACAGCAAAATTAATGAGACTCGACCCGCCAAAATCAACCGCCGAGTGATAACGCATTAAATCGGTCGCAAATTTGTATCCCGCGATAGCAACAGACGGGTTATTTTCCGCACTAACATTGTACAGGATATAACCACCCAGAGTGCCCACGGCGTTGGTGATGAAGTTCCCAGGTGCACTCAAGGCAAAATTGGTTCCAGCACCACCAATCCATAATTGATTATAAGGGCCGCCTGCTGGACCAAAGTTGTTGACATTCGTTGGCACTGCCGCGAATGTGAAGAAACCAGGCTTCGACTGGCACCAATAACTGGCTTGACCATTGGTGTTACCACTAATGCCGATGACATAAGGGATTCCCATCGGTGTGCGCGAATCGTACTGCCCATTCATCATGATCTTGGCTTGATTTGTCGAAATATTAAATGGGTTCTGATAAGTGTTGAAATTTGTACCAAATGGGCTTGCCCATATCTGTTCATTTTGGTTTACGTCAATGGTCGTACCAGCAATGCCGGACCAATTATTGGTATTATAAAGTGCCACCCATGGACACGCCCCATTACCCTCGTTAAGGTTATTTGCATCCATATTGCTGGCATTATTCCAATACCATAAGACCGCAAAGAAATTAGTTAATGGGGCAATGTTGACCGTGAAAATGTTGGTTCCGGACTCCCGTGCTCCGTTGATGTTCGGGCCTGTAAAACCGTAGCTCACCCCCAATGGGACTGTCATCGGGTTCAGCATTAAATCGTAATTGGTGGGGTTGAACCGGCTATCAAAGCATCCAGCTGACACCACATTAGACGCGACACTTAATGCGTACTGATCATTCCAAGCTGTTGTAAGAAATGACTGTGCTTCAATGTCTGATACATGATTTGTATTGCAGTAAGTTCTGGCAAGAGTGTCATTATATATCGTTATTGCAGTATTTGTGCTGACGTAGTTATTCGTCGTCACCACACTCCCTGGCAGGCTGGCGATTGGGAGCGTGCCGGTTGCGGTGGAAACCGAGTAGTTGGTTGCGTTGACCAGATTCAATGCTGGTGATGCGCCATTAGTGACAAACGAAGGTAGATTGGTCGGGTTGATAATACCGACGATGTTTGGGCCGGACAGATTAGTCCCAGCGCCTAGATTCGATGGCTCGACGAGGTTAAATCCATTCGTCCACGTTGCTACTAAGTTTCCACCAGAATCACGAAGCTGTCGAGTAGTTGTATTAATTGCCTGAAAGCCACCAATGAAATCAAATCCAGTTAGTCCGTAAATCGTCTCACTAGCTGTCTGTGTAATGCCATTCGTAGCCGTAAAATTACCACTCACCAATAGTGTGTTGTTCACGGTTACATTATTACTAAAGGTTACAGGTCCAGTAGCATTATTACTAAGGATATTCTGAGGTATGGTAAATCCTAACACTGTGCTATTAGTCAGTGTTGCAGCCAAAGCCGGAGCATTGGTCTGGAATAGATTAGTACTTGAACCTGCTAAAACCCCATTAGTATCAGTAATAACAGCTACTGATATAATATTAGCCTGGATTGATACTAAACTAAATAATAGGATTGATGATGCTATGAATTTCTTAAACATAAATTAATTAGATACTACCCAAGCGAGTTGAGGAGGATTGTTGACACACTGTAAATTATAACTTAATCCAGTAGTGGTATTGCTATAAATAAACGATGAACCATTTGATGTACTAGATCCTACTACAGATAATGTTACTGGATTATATAGATTATCATGAGAGATCCAAATATATAGATAATTACCGGTTAAATTAAGATTAGTATTTGATTCAAAATCAAATAAGTTACTATTATAAGGATTAATAGTCTTTATAGTAGTAGACCCTGAATTACCGTCTACTACAACATTCTGCCTAATCGAACCAGCAATTAGACCAGAACTAGTTAAAGGTAGATTGGAACTTGTAATAAGATAATTGATACTTACTTCTGCACCTTGAGCTGGAGGATTAGTACCATTTACTAAAGTTACGGTAAAGGTAGGAGAAGTCCAGCCACCACCTACTTGAATAGCATTGGCATCATATTCATAGGTTGCAGCCAAAGTCTTGTTAGTTATTAGATTTGTACTCATAATTATACATTACCTGCATCTAATGTAGGTGTGGGTAAGGAGGTATTGCCTGTAGTTAGGGTATGCCATAGATTGGTTGTACTATTATGATATTGCATACCTTTTACCAAATCAAATCTAAAGTTACTACCTGAACCTGTAGTTGTGGTTCCATCATCAAAAGCTAGTTCGGCTGGATTACTTATACAAAGAAGCGTATGCCATTTAGTAGTAGAAGTATTGTAGAATTGAAAACCTAGATTGTCTATAAATCTCACATTAGAGAAGTTATTATTAAATAAGTTATTATTAAAAGCTGGTTGGGGGGTTGAGCCGTAATTCATTAATGTATACCAGGAAGTTGTAGGTATATGATATAATTGCCACCCTATATTCTCTTTAAACCTAACTCCAGTAACCCCTAATGTATAATTACCATATAAATCCCTGGTCATATTTAAACTACTGTTATTATATATATAATTAACGTAATTTAAACTTGTACCACTAACAATACCTCCAGCATCGGTTATGTCTGGAAAGAAGGAAGCTCCTGATACCGCTTGAGTAGAAACTGCAGTAATCAAACCTTTAGCATTAACTGTAATTACTGGAATGTGTTGTAAATCACCAAAAATACCTACATTAGAGTTTACTGTAGCTAAGGTAGTTAATACTGATCCTACTGAAGTTGTTATATCTCCGGTCAAGGCTGGCATTCTTAGCGTAGGCAATGTTCCGGATATAATAGCAGAGGCATCAAAAGTAGAAGTAGTAGCTGCTAATGTATTGATAGCAGATTCAATATCAGTAAGTGTTTTTGCTGTAACTACTAAACTAATTATATCCCCTACTAATATAGACCTTGGACTAGTTCCTTCCTGTGCTCTAGTTATTGCTGTAAATGTATCCCCACTAACAGCAGTAACTCTAAAGATTTCCGAGTTTAATAAGGTTGGGAAAATACCTGTAGGATATACTACTACATTAAATGGCGGGCTAGGAAATAAGGCTCCACCACCACTAGCTAGAGTTAAAGATGTTCCGGATAGGGCTGGACTAGGGGCACCTAATACTGAAGTACTAACCAGGTTCTTGTGAAGATCAAAAGTAAAAGCCATAAATTATGTTATGATTATCGTCTCGCCTATAAGTTTTCCATCATCTTCACCAGTATAACCTAAATGATACTCAGTATTAATTATTTTACCGTCACTTTGGATAGTTATAGTATTTCTTCTAAAGTGCTTCAATTTTATATAGTTAGGATTAGTATGGGTTGGTTTAAATATTATATGCTTTTTAAAATAAAATGTTAATGTAGCTAGGTCCAAACTAAACCAGTTTTCGTCATTATAGAGAGTAAATGTCTTAATTTCATCCAATTTAAGATCAGAATAACAGCTTTTAGTAGGATCTATAATAGAAATATCTTCCTCATTCTGTTCATAAGTAGACCCATCATTATAAACTACTTTGTATAAATATTTAAACTTCATTATAACTTACCTGGAGTATTACATTGTTTAAATCTCCAGCATTGGCATTGATGGCTACTTGTAATTGAGTTATAAAATATGTGCTATATAATGGAGTTCCTGAATTACCAGCTGCATTAGACTTACCATCAGCTCCAGCACCATCTACATTATTAGGAGCAGGACCTATTAACAGATTAACTGAACTACCTACACTACTTAAATCATTGGAGGTGATGGAGGTAGTTGCTGTAGTAGGTGTAATATAAAGTGGTCTATTACTAGTTTGAGTTATAGTTGGATTCGACATTAATTTCACTCCGGAAGGGAGGGTACCGGTTAAATGAGTAACTGATACATTTCCTATACTTGTAAATACTCCAGTAAATTTAAAATAATTATATACAGTATAGCTATTATTGCCTAGATTGAGGACAGCATTATAAGAACTATATGGAGTAGTAACATCATCTACAGCTTTCCAACTAATTGAGCTTATATTCTCTGTAATCAAGCCTGGTATAACACCATTCCTTTCACACAATGAGATAATAGCTGACATAACTATATAATACAATCAAGTTAATCTATATTCAAGGCAAACTTACTGATAGCTAAAAAAAGGTGTGCTTTGCAGCTATCACCTTAGGTAGATTAAAACAGAACATATCTGGGAGGGCTATAATTAAGTGGTCTAGCTTCATTCTTAGTCAACTTAATATCTGCCATTGTTGCTATATTATATAATATGTGAAGTTTCATAATTCTAATTCTAGCTTTCTATCATTAATATTGTATTCCTGTCTAATTTTAGCAATTTTATTCTTTTTCTTAGATTTAATAGGCTGTGGTTTATAGTTTTTCTTAAAGTCTAATTCTATTGACTGTTTGCAACCTTTACAACCTATACAATTATAACAAGCACTACAACGACTACAACTTCTACAACTATTACAATTAATACAATCACTACAATAACTACAATTAATACAACTACTACAATTACTACAACTACTACAATCTCTACAATTATAACAATTAGTTAAGGTAGGTGAATATGTAGTAGCTAGTTCTTCAGTTATCCAACTATTACCGTTTTCGTCATACCATCTATCAGCTCTTTTTGTTAGTTTCATGATTGTGTTACTGAAATATAACGTAAAGAACTACCATTTAAAGCATAAGCGTAATTAAGTATTCTAACTTCATCATCACTTAAATCAACTATGGTAAGGTCTTCAAAATTTAATGTTCCATTTATCTTATCAACCAATATATAAGTATCATCGATTGTATTTTTATTGTTTATTATCATAGTTCAATCTCCAATCTTCTATCATTAATATTGTATTCCTGTCTAATTTTAGCAATTTTATTCTTTTTCTTAGATTTAATAGGCTGTGGTTTATAGTTTTTCTTAAAGTCTAATTCTATTGACTGTTTGCAACCTTTACAAATACTACAACCACTACAACGACTACAACTAATACAATTTCTACAATTACTACAATCACTACAATTATAACAATTAATACAACTACTACAATTACTACAACTACTACAATAACTACAATTATAACAATCTCTACAACTACTACAATTACTACAACCTCTACAATCATAACAATTAGTTAAGGTAGGTGAGTATTGAGTAGCTGATTCTTCAGTTATCCAACTATTATTATTTTCGTCATACCATCTATTATTTCGTTTTCTTAGTTTCATAGTGCTGTTTGTAAATGATAATAGCCTCCTAATTTTGTAGGAGGCTATGTTAAGATTGATATTATTTATTTAAATAATGGACTAATTTCAATTTAATTTGATTAGCTAACTTCTTCCAACCACTACTATTAGGATGTATTTCATTACCCCAGTCAGAAGTAGTTAATGTTCCTTGAAAATTAATATGAAGATGATTAGGTAGACTGAGCAAACTTATTCTTCTTTCAAATTCTAAAAGAATAAGCTTCGTTATATCAGCAGCATCTTTAGGATTAGTCCAGCCACAATGATCCATCCCAGGTTTAATCCAAGGACCTAACCACAATACACCATTACCAATCATTTCAGGAACAGGAAAATCATAGCTATGTGTAATTATGAGACAGTTAGGAGCTATTTCATCTCTTAACTGAAACAGATCCTCATAATCTGCTATAGCAAGATCCATGGCTGCATCAAGTCTATCAAGATCTATGGCTTTATTAATATTTCCATCCTTATTATCATTTAGAAATATAGGAAGCTGATCACCCACAAAATCATCACCACCACCTGAGAATAATAAGATATCACTGTTTGGTAGATATTGTTCCAACTTTAATCTCTTCTTTAAGCCCATTGTTTCTTCAGTACTATCACCGGGATGGGCATAGTTTTCAATATCAATATCTAACACAACAGCTAAATGATCAGCCAACCCACCACCAGAGAAAGGAAGTGGGTAGCTGTTCCAACTATCACCATCTGCTATTATTTTCATAATTCTAGTTCCAATCTTCTATCGTTAATATTGTATTCTTGTCTAATTTTAGTAATTTTCTTCTTTTTCTTAGATTTAATAGGTTGTGGTTTATAGTTTTTCTTATTTGCAAGATGATTACAACTCCTACAATTAACACACATATAACAATCTCTACAATCACTACAATCACTACAACTATTACAATTATTACAATTACTACAATCACTACACCAGTTACAATTAGTTAGATTAGGTGAGTGTAGAGTAGCTAGTTGTTCTGTTATCCAACTATTATTGTTTTCGTCATACCATCTATCATTTCTTTTTGTTAGTTTCATAGTGTAGTAGTATAAACTACTCTAACTAAATTAGAAGTTGTATTTCCAACTAACGAATAAGTGATATCTATGTCCAGACTCAGTTCCGGCATTGATCCATTCACCCCAAGTAAACCCAGCGCCGACTTTACTAGTAGCAGTATTATAAATATCAACGTTGTATCCTATATCCCACAACTCAGCTGCCCCAGATGACCCAGATAAGGGTGTTCCGATACCAGCAATAGCAATAGGATCAGCTTCAATGTTACGAATACCGGTAGGAAGCCAGTTTAATAGTGATGTTGATGCTAATGGATGCGTAGGTGTTGAAAGAGTTACTGAACCACTGACCAAAGACCAGGACCCCAACCAATCTGCCCCTAACACTGCACCAACTGCTCCTAAAGACCCGGTAAGTGTTGGGACATTATATACTGCCAATACACCACCACCATATTTGTTAGCTGACTTAGGTGCATAAGTACCATAAGGACTAACTCCCCAATTAGTTGCCTGCATAATACCAGAATTTGCAATGTCCTGATAGATAGCCTGCACAGCTGTTGAGACAGGAATGTTGGCCATCAAGTTTGGGACTTGAGTGACATTAGTTTGACCGAAAGCAGAAATAGTGCATAGACTAATTACTGCCATTATTGATGTTATTGATGTTAATTTCATATGTTTATTATACGTTAATTTGTTTGTTTGTCTAGTTGTTATTCTTAAAAAATTCTTTGGTTAATCTTCTTATTCCTGATATCAAACCTAAAATTGCATATAAAGGCCAAATTGTTACATCTATTACAGCATATATGGCAATTACTAGGATAAATAATATTAACTTACACTTCTTAGGATAGTAATGGATGTCAGTATATTCAATAACAGTTCTTAAAGCTATAAGTATCCCTACTACTAAGTAACAGCTGGTTAATATTATATGGTTTGCTATCACAGTTCAATCTCCAATCTTCTATCATTAATGTCATATTCCTGTCTAATTTTACTCTTCTTAGCTCTACGTTTATACTTCATAGGTTTATAATAGCTTTTCTTAAAACCAAAAGCACAGTTTCTACAAAAAGAAAAGGTATTACATTTATAACAGTTTTTACAGTTACTACACTCACTACAATTATTACAATAACTACAATAACTACAATCAATACAGCCAGTACAATCACTACAACGATTACAATCAATACAACTACTACAACCACTACAACTACTACAATTACTACAATCATTACAATCATAACAATCAATACAACCAATACAACCTTTACAATGAATACAATTCCTACACCATCTACAATCTCTACAACTACTACAATTAGTTAGGGTAGGAGAGTCAGTAGTAGCTAGTTCTTCTGTAGACCAACTATTATTGTTTTCGTCATACCATCTATTATCTATTTTAGTTATTGTCATAAGTCTAGTTCTAATCTTCTCTCTCCTCCCTCACTTCTAATTGACTTATTACCTTTAAATTCTACTAGCTCAAACTCAAGAATTTTAGTAACGAGAAAATTAAAACTATTCATTAGTGTAATTTCATATAGTTCGTCTCCAATTTTTTCTCTATCTTCAAATACTCTAGCATTTTTTACTTCCCTTGTTGTATAGTCTATATAAGAATTCACTGCTAAATACCGAATTTCATCAGCATTATCATATAGAAAACCATTTAGTTTTAGAACCTGTATTAGGTATATTTTCATTTAGAATATATTGTGCTAGTTCATATTTATCTACTACTTCATATATGTTCATAATAGTTTAATTAATCTTGCTATTATTAATTCATGGGTATAAATAATGTCTGGATTAGATTGAACTGATTTACACATATGTATATCCCTTATACAATCTCTAACCCCTTCTCTCCTAGCATCTCTTTGTATTTCTTCAACTATATCTTCAAACCGATGCGCAAAAGTATCCATAAATACATTTTTGCCTTCTAATTTAGCTTTAGCTTCTCTCTCACAAGCAGCTATAAGTTCTTTTTGTTGTTCTTCAAATTCGTATAGTGTCTTCATAGTTCTATTTCCAGTTTTCTATTGTTTAAGTCAAATTCTTCTCTAACTAAATTTTCTTTGCAGCTTTCAATTAAACTTGCATCAACTTCAACTCTATCAAATAAAGAAGCAATAAACTTACAATTATCACAATCACTACACCTACAACAACTCCTACAATTACTACAACTACTACAACTACCACAATTATTACAATTAATACAATCTCTACAACTATCACAATCATTACAATTACTACACCAATTACTACAATCACTACAAACACTACAATTACTACAATTACTACAATTATAACAATTAGTTAGGGTAGGTGAATATAAAGTAGCTGCTTCTTCAGTATCCCAGCTATTATTGTTTTCGTCATACCATCTATTAGCTATTTTTGTTATTTTCATAAATCTGGTTCTAATAGTCTATCTCTACAATCTATAAACGGTCTAGTTACTGGTTCATACTTCTTATTATCAGTCCAATCACTACAATCAATACAGTTACTACAATCATTACACCATCTACAATAAGTACAACTACTACAATTACTACAATTACTACAATTACTACAATTATAACAATCTCTACAATCTCTACAATCATTACACCATCTACAATCTCTACAACTAATACAATTAGTTAGAGTAGGTGAGAATTGAGTAGCTGATTCTTCTGTAGACCAACTATTATCGTTTTCGTCATACCATCTATCATCTCTTTTAGTTATTTTCATAGTATTCACCATTATACTGTTTAAGTTCTCTCCTTTTTATAATAGCTTTAACCTGTGTCTCTCCTACTTTATTATATACTAAAAAGTAGTTATTATTATCTTCTATAATTACATCGAATAAATAATGTAGATCACCCCACCACTGTACATCTATTTCTTTAGTTATTATGACTTCCATATTACTCAAAAGCCGAAATCGAGTAGGAAAGATACGAGGATTTGGATCTGACATACTAAATCTCGTCTAACATAGATTCCTGCTCAACCTTACGCCGCATTAACATACCAAGTACATAGCAATTAGGTGAAGAAGAAAGCCAAAAATTGTCTTTTAACACATATGAATGCATAATATGTAGATAGAGACAAATAGCTGAACTTCTAGATACCCCAGCTGCACAATGAACTATGAAATCTTTGGTTAAATGCTTATCAATGAACTTTAATATTTTAAAAGCATCTTCAGCACTAATAGGATGATACATTTCGCCTTCATGAGTTAAAGGTGCAGTTATATCAGTAAATCTTAAAGTTAACACATTTTCTGACTCTCTATCCAACTTTAAAGGATAAAGTGGCTCATATTCTTCATTTATTGATATCAATACTGTGTTATCTGGTAGTTTATTGATATCTTTGGCGGCATGACAATTTATATTTGTGGCTTTAGGCATATTGTTTATAATTCTAGATCTAATCTTCTGTACTGGTTCTCTATTCTTATTTCAGGCTTACTTAACTCAGCTAATTCTATCTCAACTATTTCGTATTTGTACGCTTCTTTTATCATCCTTACCCTTTTAATTTCTTGTTCCACAGCTTCTTTACTAAGATACAAAGAGGCTTGGTATAAATCTACAGGTTCAATACTAGTCTGTTCTTCATCATCACAGTAACCTTCCCTATCATAAAATTCGATATACTTAATAACTACTCTAACAAACTTATTAGGTAGGGTATTTCTACTATATTTAACTTTCAATATTTTAATAGCATATACAATCATAAATCTAGGTCTAGCTTTCTATTATTAATGTCTAATTCTGGTCTTATTTCCTTATTAACTTCATCTCCATAATACATGGACTTAAACCACGATTTATCATTTTCTGAAGAAATATTACTACAACTACTACAATAAATACAATCTCTACAACTACTACAATCACTACAACCATTACAATCTCTACAATCAATACAATTACTACAATTATAACAATCTCTACAACCATTACAACCACTACAAGCATTACAATCACTACAATATCTACAATTACTACACCTTCTACAATCACTACAACCTCTACACCATCTACAATCAGTTAGGGTAGGTGAGTGTAAAGTAGCTGATTCTTTAGTATCCCAGCTATTATAGTTTTCGTCATACCATCTAGTATCTCTTTTAGTTATTGTCATAAATCTGGTTCTAATCTTCTTTCCCCACCCTCACTTCTAATTGTTATCTCATCTTTCTCAACCGATACAAACTCCTTCAATTCAAATTCACCTACTACAGTACTATTATCTGTTAAAAATTTGATATATTCCAGGGCTGCCTCCTTATTTTGAAACGCTTGATATAGGACGTCTATAATAGCGTTAGTTGATGGAGATCTGATATGTCTTAGAATGATATAAAGAGTCATAACTACATTAACTTTTTAGGAAGTTTATATAGAGTAACTTCAATGTTACTTCCTTTAATAACCTCCTTAACCATAGTTTCAATAATATTCCAATTACCGCCAGCCCTATCCGCACCTATCTTATAAGGTAAAGCCAGTCTAGTCATATTCTGCTCACTCATTTGCTTTATTAATGACTCTAAAGCTAAGTAAAATCCTTCATAATGCACATATCTAAGATGCATTGTACCATAACCTAATTGACCATATAGATTGGCAACGTATAGTAGCTTGGTCTGATTAGGTAGAGTAGTGATAGGAACTAACACACATTTACCCAACATAGCTGAACCAAAGTTAATATAAGACTTGGTATCAGTTGCATATACTTCCGGAAATCTACATCTTAGGGCTCTGGCTACCCCACTACCCATTTTGTTCATATTATTACAGCAATGAGCAACTACTTGGGCGTCTGCTAATAATATGTTTTGTTCTACTATTTTAAGGTTGTTATTCATAAATCTGGTTCTAATAGTCTGTTAGTACAGTCTATAAATGGTCTAATTACCGGTTCATATTTCTTATTATCAGTCCAATCACTACAATCTCTACAACGACTACAATAACTACAATCACTACAATCACTACACCTATTACAATTATTACAATTACTACAATTACTACAATTATTACAATTAATACAACTACTACAATTACTACAACTACTACAATAACTACAATTATAACAATCTCTACAACTACTACAATTACTACAACCTCTACAATCATAACAATTAGTTAAGGTAGGTGAGTATTGAGTAGCTGATTCTTCAGTTATCCAACTATTATTATTTTCGTCATACCATCTATTATTTCTTTTTGTTATTGTCATAAGTCTGGTTCCAACTTTCTATCATTAATGTCTAATTCTGGTCTTATCATAACTTCAGTCTTAATTTGAACTGGCTCTAGATGTGTTCCATTATCACATTTATAACATTTTTTACAATCACTACAATCATTACAACTACTACAATCACTACAAACACTACAAACACTACAATTAATACAACCTCCACAACTACTACAATCACTACAAACACTACAAACACTACAATTAATACAACCTCCACAAGTACTACAACCACTACAATTACTACAATCATCACAATAACTACAATCATCACAATTACTACAACCTCTACAATCTCTACAATTAGTTAGGGTAGGTGAGTATTGAGTAGCTGCTTCTTCTGATAACCAGCTATTATTGTTTTCGTCATACCATCTATTGTTTATTTTTGTTATTGTCATAAGAAAGGGTCTAGATTTCTATCATTAATGTCTAAGATAGGTCGTTTTTCATTTGTTGTATCAATGCTAGGTTGCGCTGACCAATTTTTCTTATTTATAAAATTATAAAGTCCTTCACAATCACTACAATTAATACCATTACTACAATTATTACAATCATTACAACCACTACAATCCCAACAATCAATACAATCACTACAATTGTAGCAATCATTACAACCATCATGATTTATTAGTATTACTTTATAGTCATAAGTTTTCATACTACTTCTTAATTAAAGGTCACGCATAGTATCGAATTCAGTTATATCAGCCCGCATAGTTCCTGGTTCTTCAACTTCACTGATAACCGGCTCTGGAACCTTGAGTACAGTTCTAATTTCTCTAATAATATCTTCAAATATAGGACGATCCAGACCTAAGTGAATGTTATAAGCTACACTAGTTGCAAAAGCCATTCTAGTACCGGTAGTGTCATCGATATTCTCTAATTGATTTAAAACTGCCCAAAGAATGGCATCTTTAGGGTCAGAGACTAGGGCTGGTAATGGTGATATAGGCATAATATTAGTTTGTTGGTTTGTTGGTTTGGTTGTTTACTTTTTGGTTTTTGGTTTAATAGCATCCTGGAAATTCTTGAGTTCTTGCTGAGCTGTTTTTATGCTTCTGGTAGTTAGTTTAGCATAATGTTTCTTCTTCTTTTCAATATCTTTTGCTTTTCGGATCAATGCTGGAATAACACTACTATAATGTACAATCGACCTTTGTATTTTAATCAGACTATTATCAACTTCTATATATTCCGAACCAGGACTAAAATAGTGGTAATTATAGGTTAATCTATCAAACTCAAAATATAGAAGAGAACTTATTATTGGAATCTCTAAATAGATGTTAATGTCTCTACATTGACCTACTTTTAATTTATTGTTATTTTTTTGTTCTATCCCACCAAAAGTTAAATTAGAATAAGTATTATTAGTATTCCATATTTGAACCAATCTATTAACTAAATCTATATTAATTTTAACTATTGTACTATTATGGTCTTGGAAGCATTGTTCTAGGAAAGTCATATAAACAATATTTTAGGGTGTATTCTACATTTATTCAATTTAAGCTCAGCATAAATCTGTGTAGCTAATTCAAAATCATCTTTATCTATTACTTTATAATAAGTGGAATCTACTTTAGCAGCTAAATAGACTGTATCATTATTATCAAGTTCCACCTTCTTTAGTGATTCTTTACTCGAAATTCTAATATATACGGTTGATTCGTCCAATACCTTTGAAATATTTGTAGATCCACTAAATCCATCAAACAAATCTTTTATAATACTAAGTGGGACTAGCTCTTTGGTAGGTTTGGCTACGATGAGGAAATAATTCATATATTTATCATTTTTATATTAATACTTTGTTTAGTTGGTAAAATTTTAATCTTTTCTAGGAAGGAATTCATCATCCTTAAATTCATATCAGCTTCCATGAATACTGTTTCATTAGGTATGAAGTTTGTAAATTCTAGGTGATCTGGTTCAGTTATAATAGCTGTTTCTTCAGGTTTAAGCTTAAATTCTGAGGTTATAGTATTACCATTTACTATATTTTTAGCTATAACTATTGATATGTTTGGATTGTTCATAAGTCTGGTTCTAATAGTCTGTTAGTACAGTCTATAAATGGTCTAATTACCGGTTCATATTTCATGTTATTAGTCCAGTCATTACAACCACTACAACTACTACAATTATTACAATTAATACAATGATCACACCAACTACTACAACTATTACAACCACTACAATTATAACAAGTACTACAACCACTACAACTATTACAACCACTACAACTACTACAACTACTACAATCACTACAAACACTACAAACACTACAACTAATACAACCTCTACAAGTACTACAACCACTACAATTACTACAATCATCACAATAACTACAATCATCACAATTACTACAACCTCTACAATCTCTACAATTAGTTAGGGTAGGTGAGTATTGAGTAGCTGCTTCTTCTGATAACCAGCTATTATTGTTTTCGTCATACCATCTATTGTTTATTTTTGTTATTGTCATATATTAAGGGGAAGATAGTAACTATCCTCCCATCTTATTTTTAGCTATCAACACCTCTAGCCGCAACATAAAGTTGATTATCTTTATTTACGCTTAGCAATACCCATTTAGGTTTATCTGTATTCAGTATCATTCCAAATACTACTGGCATTTCATCGTCAATCATACTTTTAGCTTTGGTAACTAACTCTGCTGGAGCATTAGTCACACCATAATTCCAACCTTTACTAGTTATTTCTTCACAGATTTTATAAGTCATATTTTAGTATCATTAGTTGAAGTTGGATTAGTGATGAAACTTATCTGACTAGTACTTGTGACTTTATCCAGGGCATCAATAGAACAAGTAAACATGGCAACAGTATCGACACAACGCTTTTGTAGGACATTGGAAGAAGCTAAACTATAAGCATATGCAATACCACTACTAGTTTGCTGATAATTCAAACTTTGCCCTGGAGCTACACTATATTGTGAACTTTCTTGAATTGCATCCTGATTAGCACCTAGATAGATAAACTGCCAATTAAGACTTTGTTTATCCGCTATCCTTCTAGACAGATCATCCTTCTTAAACTTAGTACTGCTATTTTCCGCCCCATCAGTAATGACTAGAAAAATAATCCTACCAGGCCTGTCTTCTTCTTTAGTCACATTAATAAACTGTGTGCAATCATCAATAGCTTTACAAAATGCATCTATTAATGGAGTTCCACCTACAGGACTTATCTCTTGAATAGGAGTGATGTCGTTAATATTAACTTTATCGAAATGAACTACATAATTGAAATTAACATCAACAGGTTCTCCATGATTAGAATTATAGTTAGTAAACCAATTACTAGGATGACTAACACTACTAAAGAATACTACCGAAGTAGTACATTTAACATTATTACTACTATCACTTAAATCTTCTGCAAAACTAAGATTTCTATCCTGGCTTGGCAATACCTTCTGTTGATTCAAGAAGTTATTTATGCCATCTACGGTAGCTTGTCTAGTATTAAACATGCTACCACTATTGTCTACTAATACTACGATATGTGTATAATTTGTATTACTCATAAGTCTGGTTCTAAAAGTCTCTGGGCCGGGTCAAATTCTTCTCTTAAAGTTGATTCACGAACAATTTCTTGGGGTTCTAGGTTTATTTTATTTAAATAATTAGCGCAATGTATGCAACTTCTACAAGCATGACAAGCATAACAATCTCTGCAATTACTACAATCATAACAATTAATACACGCAATACAATCATTACACCAACTACAACGACTACAATCTCTACAATCTCTACACTCTCTACAATAACTACAATCTCTACAACTACTACAATTAGTTAGGGTAGGTGAGTATTGAGTAGCTTCTTCTTCAGTTATCCAACTATTATTGTTTTCATCAAAGTATCTATTATTTCTTTTAATTATTGTCATAGATTTGGATCTAAATTTCTATCTTCATCTGAATACATAGTTCTAGTAGTAGATTGCTCGTCTACTGGTCTTACTGTAGGTCTTAGAGAGGCTGTATAATTTGTAGGATCTTCATTTAATGATGGAACAACACTTCTAGTATCAACTACAATTTCAGATCCTCTAATTCCTTGTAGTACTCCTCCTACGCTAGCAGGAACTCCAACGACAGTATCTCTTCTCATAATATTGCTTACCTGCCTTATATATTCCATCTCTGTCCTTAAAGAATTAATCGAATTTGCTAATAATTCTATATTAGATCTTAGTTCACATACGTCTCTATAACGACTATCTAAATTACTTTTAAGTCCTTTTAATTCAGACTGGGCCGAAAATTGATGAGTAGGTAAACTACATACTTCATTACTCTTACCTATGTAAATTATATGCTTACCTACATAAGTTATATCAGCGCCTTTAGTTTCAGGTTTAATACTGTTGAATAACCAATTAATGAATTTAGCTTTGAGTTTGTTTAACATAAATTATGAATTTACCCCCAACCCTCCAGCCCCTTTAGATTTAAGCTTAATATTTGATATTTTAAGCCTAAGTTGTTGATTTATAAGCAGAGTATTGTCTGCTAATGAGTTAATTTTTATCGTATAAAATAGTAGAGCTGAATCAAATAAGCCAATACTTAATATTTGATCCAGCATTAAGGAAATCTATACTAACCTATTTATATGTCAAGGAGAGACAGTAATTGAGGAACTATTGATGGTAACGGTTTCAGGAGTGGATAAAGTACTTAAATCATCCGTTTGTTGACATAGAATTTGAATGTCAGAATATATGTGTGTACTTATATCAGTTAATAAAGTGGGATCTTCTGATATTAAAGATATGGCACTATCTCTGAAAAACATATTGCCTTGATTAGGACTACTATAAGGCAAATCCTCCATCTCAGTAGGTGAAGCTACAGTATAGAAAGTATCGTCAAAAGTACCATCAGCTCTAACAATACGTTGTTTGACAAATATATGAGAATCTATATTATTAGAAGAAGTGACGGTAATATTTAATAAGTAGTTGCTCGGTCTGGTTGATTGAGCAGTCTGTTGTGTTAATGTTATGGATGTCATACCACAAATTATTATATTAAACAAATTATGGCAAGTATTTTAAGCATACCTTATGACCCGGAAATCGTTGAAGTAAGCCCTGATGCTTCTGCTCCACCTAAAAGTTATATTGTTCCTAAATTCGATAATTTTGGTAAAAAGAAAGTAAATGGTGAAATGGTAGGTGGTAGTAAAGAAGCAGAGAAACTAAAAAGATTAATGTTAGATAGTATGCAGAATAGAGGTTCTTTGATGCCGGGGTTTGTAATGACTCCTACTGGCCCTATAAAAGCAGTACATGCTAAGCAGGAACCTTTAACTATTAAATTTACTAAGCAAGCAACTGAAGAAGTACAAAACTTAACCAAACCTAAAAAAGGTAAGAAAGCTAAACTACAAGAAATTGAATCATTACCTATTATGGAAGAAACTATGCCTACTAAAACAGAATACCCTGTCACTTTCATTATTGAGTCAGGTAAGATCAAGGGTATGATAGATGCAGTATTGGAAGATGAATTATTCCTGGCACTAGTATTTAATAATGAGGGATCAGTAACTTATGTACCAGAACAAGGCAGTCCATTAAAATTATTGTTACCTGATAAAAGACAATTAAATGTAGTTTTTTCAGGCTCTCAATTAGATTGGTACAATACTAATCAACAAATATTATTATTCCTTAAACAGGAAAAAGTTAGCTAAACATAAGTAATGATGCTATAATTAATTCTATGATTGATATTAATGATTTAATCAAGATGGCAATGGAACCAGAACCTGAAAAACTAGAAGAACAACATTCTCCTACCAGAAAAGTATATGATGCTGTATCTAATAGTGCTACAGTTTTAGGTAGTGGTGTAGTGGCAGGTATTGCTAGTCTAAATTCATTAGATCAAAAAGCACCACCAAAAACTATATGATTAAATATGGCATCGTAGATAAAGACTCTCATTCAGATTTCGACCTTACTAAAAAGGCCAAGTACTATGATGAACTAGGTACTGAGATTGCTGATGAGCAGAACAAAGATAAGCTTAAAGAACCTAAATTGATAGAAATTGAACCTACTAAGCAAAAATCTTCTTGACTTTTATTTGTTATCTGATACCGTAAAACATTAAGTTATCTAGTTAAAAAAGCTACCTGTTTCTGTTGCATCAGGACCCTAGTTTGGGAGTTAATGCAACTAACTAGATAACTACAATAATATATGAATAATCCAATAATGAGAGCTAAGCTTAAAGTAGATTCAATCACTTTAACTGAATATGGACAAATACTAAACTTAACTGTTAAGTATTCTGACAATCCTGAAGATAATAGCTATTCTAAATATACACCCGTAGCTTCAGCTTCACTTACTATTACTAATCCAGCTTTAACAGACAAGTTTAAACCAGGACAAGTGTTCTATGTAGATTTTAGTGAAGCGTGAATAACAATTCTGAAGAAATGAAAGAAGAGTACTTAAGTTAAACTACACTAATTTACAACCATTATGGATAGCTATGTAGGGAATTCAGAGAAAAGTAATAAATCATTGGTAATCCACAAATTATAAAGAATAATATATGAGCCAAGGCCACTTAACTGAAATTGATAATGCACAGATACCTAACTTTTTTGGAGCTGGTGCAGGACCATTAAGATATTCTAATCCCTTCTACGGGGTCCCGCAGCAATTTCTACCATTAAATATTGACCATCAAATTTGGTGGTCTGCACATTTTTTGGTACGCTTTGGCTTTTACAGAACCGCATTGGAGAGAATAGCTAACTATTTCATTACTTCTCTTAAGATAGAATGTGATGATATTGATACTAAACAGAAATATGAAGATGCCTTTGAAAAACTTAAGTGGAAAGAAAGACTTGCAGAATCAGGATTAAACTTGTTGTCTTCCGGCAATCTTATGGTCTCTGTAGCCCAGGGATTTGATAGATTCCTTCAATGTCAGACTGAAGGTTGTAAGAGAATTACTAATATACAAAAGATAGACAATTATGAATTTACAGCAAAAGGACATTATATTCTTCAATGCCCTCAATGCCAGGTTAAAGGTGATCATTTATGCATAGATAAACCTAGTAAAGATCTGGAAAGACTTAACCTTATTTTCTGGAATCCTAGGGAAATTCAGATTAGATTTGATAGAACTACCAATACCTCAGAATACTTGTGGGATATTCCTCAAGAATACAGCAGTAAAGTCACTCAAGTAAACAATAAGTTTTTTAGCAAGGTTACTCCTAAACCTATATTTGATGCTATTTATAATAAAAGATTGTTTGCATTTAACAATAAGAACTTTGTACATATTAAAACACCTACTCCAGTTCTTATGCCTCAAACTGGTAAGGGTATTCCACTTTGTATTTATTTATGGGATTCGTTCTTCATGCTTAAAGTATTAGAACGTTATAATGAAACTATAATGTTTGAAGATATAGTTCCTTTTAGAGTATTTAGCATGGCTCAACCTGGTGGAGATAATAGGCAAACAAGTCCTGTTATTCATCAAAATGCAAGTCAATGGAAGGCACACATAAATAATATGATAGAGAAGCATAGACAAGACCCAGGTGCTTATCATATGTTCCCCTTTCCATTTCAATATGACCATTTAGGTGGTGATGGTAAACAAATTGCACCTACTGAGCTTATTCAGAACACTATAGGTAATATTCTTAATGCCCTTAATATACCTCAAGAACTATATACCATGAATCTACAAGTACAAGCTATGAGTCCAGCACTTAGATTATTTGAGAATAGCTGGTCTTTTATGATTGATGTATATAATAACTTATTACAAGAAATAGCAGATATCATTAGTAAAATTCAAGGATATGCCAAGGCTAAGGTGAGTATATTGCCAGTCACTCTTTCAGATGATATTGAACGTAAGAGTATTATTGGTCAATTAGTCAGTGCTAATTCAATTGCTAGAAGTACCTTGCTCGACATTTACCATCTCGACTTCAAAGACCAGCTCAAGAAGAAGATGGAAGAAGATGAGATTACAAAAGAATTGCAGGAAGAACAACAAATTAAAGATCAACTTAAGCAAATGGCTGAATCTGGTCAATCTAATCAACAAGGTGGTTCTAGTCCAGGTGATGTATTGCAACAAGCCCAGACTATTGCTCAACAACTATTCCCGTTAGATGGAGCACAACGCAGAACTGAATTGCAGAAGATTAAAGCTACTAATCAAACATTATGGTCTAGTGTTAAATCTGCTTTGGACGATATGACTAGTCAGGCTAAGTCACAGGGAGTACAAGGAAGCAAACAACAAGCTCAAGGCGGGCAGCAACAATAATTATGTCTAAACCAAACAAACCCAAAACTACAACTACTGACGCTATTCTAGGTAAGGCTAAAATACTTAAAGAAGTAACTTATCCTACTACCTGTCTGATCTGTGAAAAGACCATACCAGCTGAAAGGTTAGAGGCACTTAAGTTAATGAATACTACTAGAGATAGATGGACTTGTATTGGTTGTAGTCAGGTAAGTAAAGTTAAAGGTTTATACTTGGGTGAGAGTGGAACTAGTCAATTACAGATCTGTACTAGAGTATATAATGACTCAGTTAGAAGTGTATTTAAGAGTGCAGAGACTGATTTAGAAGATAATAGTGAAGAGGAAAAAGTCTAACCTATGTCTAGTCCATCACTACAAGAAATACTTAGTAGATTAAATATAAATGGTGCCACAACTTTAGGTGGCATCAATTTTCCCAACTATCTTGTATCTACTAATAACTCTGGAGTAATAGATGCAACCTTATTCACTAGTACCCAATCAGTATATCAAGTAACGACTATTGGTGGTGGATTAGGAAGTATTACTAGTCCTAAAACTTGTGAAATAGCTATATTAGATAGTTCTTCAGTCTATGTTTACTCCTTAAGTGGTTGGTTATTGATAAGCTATACTGGTTCTGGAGTATTACCTTTTACTGGAGCTGGGTTTTCCAGCACTAATGTTCAAGCTGCGATAAATGAATTAGCAGGGAAAACCTTGCTTAATACTGGAGGTACAATAACAGGTTTAGTCTCATTCACTAATAATCCTCCATTCAGTGTTTCTAATGCTAGTCTAGTAACTAATTTAACAGCAAATTATCTTTATGTTAATAGTGTAATTGGTAGTCAGCGAGGAGATTACTTTACTAATGCATCTAATCTAGTTAATGGTACTATCGGATCAAGCTTGCTTAGTGGTGCATATAATATTAGTGTGCAATCTGCCAGTACTGCTGTTACTGCTAATAATGCTCTACACGCTAATTCGGCTACTACTTTAGATACCGGACTACCCTTCAATCAAGTTACTGTAGGTGGCAATAACGCATTATCATCTACTAATACTACCTTAACCATAGTTGCTGGGGCTAATATTACATTAAGTTTAAATCCAGCTACTAATACCTTAACTATATCTGCTAGCTAAAAAATAAAAATGAGCTGGAAAACTTATAGAGAAAATTTCCCTACAGTTCTCCATCTTGTAGTCAAACTAAAGCAGTTCAATACTAGGCCCCTCCTACTAAAGAATAGGAGGGGCGCAAAATTATGTTTTGTTCCTTTTAGCCAGTTTTTCTGCCAAAGGTGCAGGAAGTTTCACTTTCTCTCTAGGTTTTTTGATTGTATCAGCAGCACACCAATCATACTTAAAAATCGCCCACATTATTTTTATGGAAAATACTATAACTACTACTTTAAATAACAAACCAGTTTCATATAAACCAGCTACTAGAATAAATAATGCCAACCAACCAGAGGAAGTTAACTTCTTGTTCATTTTCTTATTAGGTATAATTGCCTCTAAATGGTGTATAAACCATAATAAGAAACGAATGCGAATTTATCTACCTGAAACTAAAAGGTATTTGGCTCTAGCTTTGCAGCAAGAGTGGGGTGGGACGGTTAGTAGAATAAACCGTGATAAACACCATAATGTTATGTGGCAAATAACCAGCACACGTTCCTTACAAGCAATTCGGGAGGCAGCTTTAGCTATTAAAACCTGGCTACCTCCCGAATTCTATCAGCAATTAATGATGTTTCTACAAGAACATATCTAGGCCTTTTCAGGCTTTGATTTGTGACCGGTATTGTGATTAAGCTTTTGGGCTTTCCGATCAGCCAAACTCAACACTTTCTTACCATTCTTCTTCACACCCTTCTTAATCCACATATCCCGTTTAGCAACTCGTTTAGCCAACTGCTGCTTTTTATGACGGATAGTGACTGATTTTTGGGCTTCGTAGTAGGACCTTTTCCAACCTGATCCCTTTTTATGTTTAGGCATGTAGGAGAAGGTTATGATTTGTGCTGTTCAGATTCCTCCAACACCTTATCCAAATCCGCCATAGCCTCCTGCATCGAGTTGATTGGAGGAGGGGCAACGAACTTGATTTTGGGCTTGGATTTCACCTTGCTGAAGTTATAGCTCCCTTTAAACTGGTTGCGCCGGAATTCGTTCCGCTTCTCGTAATCCACGCCGATATGTACCTCCAACTCTCCTATATCGATATTACCATTCTTGGAGAGAAGAGTATGCACATTGCTGGGTGTCCATATTTTCTTCGGTTTACCGCAGAACCAGGCCAGGAAAGTCTGCTGGTCCTGGGATGTGATGATCGTAATCACATCACACTTCAAGAACCTGAACCCGGCTGCATGGGCTACATAGGAGTAGGTGTTATGCTCCGGATCATAGTCCTTGGCAATACCCAAAGATTTGCCCCAGTTCGCCTTTTCGATTTCCGCAATAGTAGCGATGGTGCTGTGACCTTTCCCCTTATAAGAATCCACCAAGTTGAAGACCCAGGCCATGTCACCATCAGCCGTAACAGAGGTCAAATTCTTATCCATACTGGTAGGATGAGAAATGACCTCCATAAACATGGCTTCTACTGAGAGGAAGTCAGTAACACCAACAACCGCAGAGCCTTCCCGGTATCCATGAGCTAGCCGGATTTTCTCAATTTCGAATTCCTCCTTGCTTTGAATGTTTTCCAGGTTGTTCACTGCATTACGATAAGCAGTGAGAATGACCTCTGTAAGAGAGGGTGTGACTTCAGTTTCCGGCAAGTTTTGTGTTTCCATATACTATTTTTGTTTGTGGTTTACTAACTTTGGTTTACTGGTTTTGTGTGTTTTGTGTGTGTTCCGTAGAATCATTAACTATCTGTTTAACCATCCGCTTCGCTAACTTTTTACCGGTAGGAAAATCTTCGAGAAGTGACCCGTAAAGCTGACCCCAGGCACTTTGCAAACCTTTCGTATGATTAAAAGGATCAAGAACAAAACATTTAGACTCTCCAGTATATACCTTACCAGTAACTGGATGTGTAAATGATACTTTGGTTGATCCGCCGTTAGGAAAAATATAATTAGTATGCCGGGCATAATTTTCAGCTATACCACCAGCAATTTCATTCAGAACATCCAATTCTCGTCTTGCATGAAGTTGATGTACTGGTTGAAGTACATCCTGGCACATACGCTTAAACTTTGAAAGGGCATGGACATATTGAGCTTTATTGGTTGCCCCCAATCTTCTCAATTTTTCCTTCCACACATTTGTCAATGATACACCATCCCAGTCACTAAACCGCTTTACTTCAACGTTTACAGTGTAATTCAATTTTTCCAGAGTAGTACGAATTGTGGTTGGCTTTTCCAGATTCTCAAAAATGTCAGCCAGCACAATCACATTTGTATCTGTAACTTTGCCAAGCCATTTCCTTTTTGCTGGTTTCTTTTGTTTGTCTTCTACTTTTTCATTCATAATTCATTTTGTTTGGTTGCTGCTATTGCTAGTTTTGTTGCTCCTTCTATTGTTTTTGCGGTTGCCAGGAATTGAGCAGAATGACAGAATATTGCCTCTTCTACTCCCGAAATTGCTTGAAGTTTTTGGTCAGTTAATCCTGCCCATTCTTTAGGAAATGGTATTCTAAGATTTTCCGGGCCATTACTTTGATTGCCATCCATTCTGACTGCTGTGACTACATGAGCAGTTTTTTCCTGGTTAGGAAATATTACATGGGTTATATGAGGATGGTCTTTTACCACATCATACCAAGTACAAAACTCCTCTAAGTATAAGAAAGGACTATGCTTGCTAATCCTAGCTTCGATATAAGGCTTGGCCAGAATCTCACTAGCCTTCTTTAAGATCAATCTAGTAAGCACAATACCAGCAGTACCAACCGCTAGTTTAAATGCATCATCATCTAAATCATAGCCTACTAAAGGAATTGGATTAAAACTACTTATAATTGATTGAATTGTAGCTACTTCACAAATGAGTTCTGAATGACTACTATTTCTAGCTACAATGTTTAGTTGACCTTGGTCCTGCCAATCAATACTTTTGACGAAGTTATCAACTTTATCAACAACATCAAATTCTAAGTTGGAGTCATAAATCTTTAACTTCTGCATACAATCATAAAGAAGATAACTTACAACTTGCCAACCATGAGCTAACCAGACTAGACCAAATGAGCTATAGAGTGTCCCATCCTCCCTACAACTATTAAATCCAGGTTGGTGATGATCAAACTTACCATTAAGAGCATCATACTCACCCCCAACGTCTACCAAATAATCAGCACCTATCCAATCAACAGGATCACGACTTCTTATTACCGTTACAGGGATCTCTTCAGAATAAAGTAGTTGAAGGGTGGCACAAGCAAATACTTCATCGGCGTGAAAAATTCCTGTATGGGTCACTATAGTTATTTTTTCAGTTTTTGGCTCTTCCATAAATCAGATTTTGGTTTTGATAATGTGTTCAACCAGATTGATTAACTTCTTATACTGCTTACCAAACTTATTGTTTTTATGAGTCTTTTCTACTTTGTTTTTGAACTCAGTCAAATTTCCTGTAAAACAACCACAATCTACTTGAACATTCTTTCCTACCCAATAAATGGTAGTTTGAGCGTTTCTAGAACCAATTTTAGAAGAAGTAAATCTTTGTGGGTTAGATTTGAAACCAATACAAGTAATACAACTTATACAATCTCTACAATCTCTACAATAATTACAACTATTACAATCTCTACAATCATAGCAACCATTACAACCTTTACAATAAATACAATCATTGCAATATCTACAATTACTACAATTATTACAACTACTACAATTATCACACCAACCACAATCAATACAACTAGTACAACCGGTTAGGGTAGGTGAGTATAGAGTAGCTAATTCTTCTGATAACCAGCTATTATTGTTTTCGTCATACCATCTATTATATCTTTTTGTTATTTTCATAGTATTCAAAAGCTTCATCTAATTGTTTTAAAGCCTGGTCACGTTTTGACCCTTCCTTATACTTGAGATTAATACCTTTATTACCAGTAAGTCCAATATACAACCATGCTTTAAGTAGATCTCTAGGTTGAGGTGATGGACTATCAAACTCATTATATGCATAATAATTAGTTATAGCTGATAAAACTAACCTATGTCCATCTATAAATATAATTTTAGAATTTTTCATTGTTTTAGTTTTGTTGCTTTGGTTGGAGACGGTAATAGGAATTGAACCTATGAAACTTGTTTTGCAGACAAGTGCTTTGCCATTCAGCCATACCGTCTAGGATTAAAATTAGTACAGTACTTCAGCTTACGTGATGACTAAATATTTAGCAGGAACGAGTATGAAGTACTGTAATATCATCATAATATTCGTGACCTATAATGATGAAAGCGGAGCCGTGGGCCGGATTTGAACCGACATCGGCCGAATTTACTTCGGTGCTCTTCTTATTGAGCTACTTTTTCAAAAGACATTAATTAGCTAGATTAACGCGCGCTCTAGCCAACAACGTACAGTTAATAATTCACGGCATTAAGGCCTGTCAAATAATGAAATTGACAGGGAAAGTGGTGGACGTGGTTGGATTCTCACCAACGTGTTTACTTCAAAACAATATGATTTCTACAAGCTTAGCCAGAATTTTAATACTAGAATAAGGAACTGACTCAACCTTAGCTATTCCAGTATTTTGTCCTTGTTAATTAGATTGTAATAGTACATAGACTAAACTATCACAACTCACTTATAGATTACGGTTCGTTAGTCCCATAAGTTTCAGACCAGGAACCGGTATTGGTTAAACCAACACTTCATTGACGGAGGGAACGAACTCATCCGCTTGCGCAGAAATCGCCATCGCTTCATCAAGAATGCTCATTTTGTTAGCATTTAACGTTTGCATTCATTTTTAGGTAGCCGAGAATGCTTCTACCGCTTGCTGTCATATCTTTCTAAAATAAGTCGATTATGTTACACGCCCATAAAGCATATAAGAAAATGTTACACTACTAAATTATAATATGCTAGTATAATTTAGTTAAAGAAGGATTTGATTCTATTAAAGAACTTATCCTTTATTTTTGTTATTCTCCTGATAATTGAATCAGGTTTTCGACTAAGGGGGCTTTATTATTTAGTGCAGGAGGTAGGATTCGAACCTACAAGACGAATCTAATATCTTCAATGCTACGTTCGTCGACGGAGACCGGCTACTGATTGAAGTCAGGTAAGCCTACTATCCGTTGCGTCTGCCAATTCCACCACTACCTGCAAAACTATTCCTTAGACTTAAACTTACGTAATTGATACTGAGAAACACTAGAATAGACCTTACTGAGGTTGTTGTAAATTGCTTCAAATATATCACCGAACAAATTCCAAAACACACTCCAAGGCCAATAAGCAATCCAAGTTATAATCTTAGACTTCCAATAAGACAAGGATAGCTCACTTTTTAAACTCATTAATTGAACTTCACTTAATTCATTGCCGTATGCTGTTTTAAATTTTTCTATTATTTTTGCAGAAAACTTGAACCACCGAAAAATGGACCAAAGCATTCCTATCACTAAATAACAGAAAGAATAAAGAATGACTGAACCCAAAGTTAAATGATGATGAATAGGTTCCCAACACATAAAAATCAAACTAGCCAGAACTATACTTCCAAATACTGGTTTATTGTGATCAATAGCGGCTGCCAATATCAGATTGGCAATTATGAGTAGCAACCAGAAAGCTAAGGTGCCAACTGCGAACAATGTGAATAAAGTATGCATATTGGTTTATTAGAATTCAAGACCGATCCCTGCCTGCCAACGAACTCCATTATCACTCCCACTAGTACGCCAACTCTTACCTGATTCTTGAGTAAACAAGTCATAATTAGCGCCGGCATAAGAATAGGTATGATCGTTAAAATACCATTGCAGCAAGATTTCAGGCCCGGTTCTCCACAAATCAGAAACACCAGCACCATAAACGTTACCTATACTCCAACCTCCGTTAAAGTATAGGTTCCTCCAAATCTGCTGGTTCCAATCTGCATCAATATCTGTAGCCCCACCAAACAAAGGCTGCCAGTAAATGCTCTGACTAGCACCAACCCAGATACTCGGAACCTGTTTGAACGGATCAATAGAGAAGGAGGTATCAAATCCTACTGTATTGTGGTTGTTATATGAAGTACCGGCACCACCAAATGTAATGTCGATCTTATTATAGTCAACACTACCTACATTAGTTTCACTCAATGTAGGCGGACTGAGTATAATTGGTGTGTGGTTAGTATTGGTTTCGGCCAATGTTGTAATTGCTGACAATATAGTAATTGCCAGCAAGATTGTAGTTTTTATCATTGCTTTTGTTTTGTTTTAGTTTGAATTTACTGGGATGATGGATTGTAGAATAATGACCTTAAAAAGCACCATCAATTGCTGCTTACTAATATTGTTACCTGTCAGATCAATTGTAACTGCTGAATGTGACGTTGCATCATCTACTAATGGCAACGTATCTTTATATTTTATCGTACCGGTCAATCCTGCAATCTTGGTATCAGTATCAAAGAAAGAGGATTCATCAGATGTTGATACACTAAAAGCTGCATCAGGATTAGGTAGAGGTTCATTAACTCTGATATCGAAGTCATATTCACCCAAACCATTTGATTCTCGATTAGGATCAGGAACCCACCTAAAAATACCAGCAATTCGATCAATTTTCACACCACTTATATCATTGTATTGAGCAGTCAGATTATTAAGAAACCAACATTTCTTATCATAATCATATAACAGCTCACCATTGACAGTAACGGAATCATAATAACCTAACGGGCCTTGACCAATTATGACTTGATTAAACGACATCTTATCATACTTCTTTAGTTGTACTGTAGTTGTCTTACCATTAATACATCTGGTAATGTTAATCAGGCTTAGACTATCAGCCCAATTATCCGGTTTATTAGGTATCTTGCCAGCAGCAGTTCCTTTAAAGTAGCTAGTAAATCCTCCAGCTTGTCCCATTGGTAGAATATCAAATACTAGACTACCTGAATCATAGTTATATACCCCATTATCATTAATAGGTACAATACCATGTAATGATCCAATATTCTTGGTTTGAGCAGGATTATGTGGGTTAACTACATCACAATCAACGTTATAAGCCAATGCTCGATGTTGAGTCACAGCCTTGCTCACCCAACCACTAATGATTTGTGGAGTGTCTTGAATAGTACCGTGAAATAAGACACTATTGGCTACGTTGAAATTCAGATTATACACATCCCTCACACCAGGTATGTTGGGTGAATTGAAGGTATTGAATTTAATGTCCATTGTCCCTTTAATGAATAAGGGTGAGGGAGGTGTTTGAGCCGATACTCCGAGCACAAAAAGAAGTGATAGGAGTAAGCTGTTGATTTTCCAAAGATGTGTGTTCATGTATTAGTTTTGTTGTTGGTTTTGGTCAGGCATAACAGCTTGACTATCTTGTTGTTGTTGAGCACGGTTTAAGGCCAAAGCTACCAAAATCAAGATGACTATGATAACAATTGACCCCATCAGTTTATAGTGTTTCATGTGATTTTTTGTTTAGGTATTCTCACGATGTCATTGTTACTAGTTGAAGTAACTTCCGCATCCCAAATCTCAGCATCTTTTAAGGCTTTAGGGGTTGAGCTAACAATAGCTTTCTGTTTATCCGCCTCTTCCTCAGCTAGACTGATCTCCAAACTACTGAATGCCTGATTAAGACTAGTCTGCACGCTATCCAGAGCTGTAGTAGTCTTTATCTTGGCAAAAATATCATTATCATTGAATCCAGCTGCCTCATTAGCTTCTCTAGCAGCTTGAGCTAATTGCCATTCAGCATCGACTCTTTCAATAGTCTTGCCAAACTTCTGCAATTCATCCTTAGCCGCCATTAATTTCTGGGTCCTGGCTTTATAGATTTGATGGAGTTTCACACTCTCATCCCGATAAGCTGCTGCTCTATCAGGATAGTCTTTAATAAAACCATCCAATTTACTGTCAAAATTCTTGCACTGGGCACCAATATTCTCTACTGCAACTTTAGCAGCATCCCACAATTTCTGCTTACGCTGCTGTTCCACTAATAGAGTTTCTACTGGGTTTTTATTAGCTTCAGCCCTAATAGCCTTCAACCTCCAATTAGCAAATTTCATGCCGATATAAGGCCAGAAGTAGAGGGTGGAGTAACTGATACCGAAAGCAACTATCATACCCACCAATCCTTGGATAATGGTGAATATAAATGGAGCAACTATCAATGCGGTTAAGCAAAGTCCTCCAATTTTTACAATTGCTTGAATTCTTTCTTTACGTTGTTCTGGTGTTAATGTGTTCATTATTTGTTTTGTTTTGGCTGTTGTTCAAAGGAGGGAGTGGACCCTTAGCACGGTATCCACTCCCCATAATTATATTTCAGATATAACGTCTAGGCTAATCAACTTATTAATCACAATGCAACAAATGTTTAACTTAATCATAACGCTCTACCGCTAAGCTACCGGGCAATTCTGTGAAGTGGAATAAAATGGCTGCCCAGCTCGGATTTGAACCGAGGTCTTTACTTTAGTACATCTGTTATTGTAATTAACTACCTAAACTAATTTTGAACTTAGGGTGAAAACTTGAGCTTCAACCTTATCTTTAACTTTAACTTGAGCTTGAGTTGCAGAGCATAGTATATCTATGTCTCTGCTCACCCAAATTGTTTGATCACTTACCAAGGATGTATTTGACTATGTCCTGGCCGATTTTCTCGCCCACAACATCAATATTGTTGGCGCGTGCTTGTGCTGACTTGATAGCGGCCACCAAGTCCTCACAACGAGACAAAAGATCACTTTTTTCAGCTGGTGTGAGCATGCCAGACCACTCCGTTTCATGCTTATAACCTATTATCACATCCCTTACTTCTTTCGTAGCCTGGGCCGGATGTTGAGCTGTGGCAGGAACCAGTACGAAAGGATAGAACTCCTTGGTAGTCCTGGAAGTGACCCGAGGTTCAGCTTTATAAACATCTTCACCTTGATCATGGTCAGGCTTGAAGTTTTTGACTGGATCAAGAGTTGGGATCTTTTCGAGCAGACTTTTGAAGGTCTGAATATGCTTTTCAAGTTCCAGCAGACCAGTAGCCGGAATGTCCTTGAGTAGAACTGTACCATCCACAATTACATCTGCCTTAGCCAGACAATTTGTGGAATTGATTCGATTACAGACATCCAGAACATTAGCAAAATCATTGCCGATCCAGCTCAGTTCTTTCCGTACTGTAGTTTGCCGCTTCACGTTCTTCTCCACCACATCCTGTTGATTTTCGCCCAAAGGTTTGAATATAACATGTTCTTCAACAAAGTGAAGGTGCTTCTTAGTGAAGAGTTCAGTCAAGTCACTGATTAGCTTTGTGAGCTTACCAACGACACCTGACTTTACTGCCAGGATTTCATGTAGTTTAGCCATAATTAGTTTGAGTTTAATGTTTAGTTTGAGTTTTAGCTTAGTGTTAGTTCAGGAATATACTTCCCGTTCTTCGTTTCTTTTTGTTTCACCAGTTCCTTTACAGACTGGACATTTTTGCTTGTTTCTTTTGTTGGTTACGTGATGCTTGCCAACAATCCCTCTCCCACCACAATTAAGGCAGGTGGTTGGTACTTCGACTAGTTTTGTGTGTTTCATGATTTTAGTGTATTACTCCAAAATGTTTAAGGCACCAGAAAATAAAGTAAATAACCCCGCACAGTATAGTTAAATAGATTGTTACTGTAATCACCCAACCTAAAATTAGGTATTTGATCGCTTTTTTCTTGTAGTCAAGCATAGTTTTAGTGTTTTGTTAAATAGTTTACTAACATAAGTATCAAGGTTCCTCCAAGCAATACAAGAAATAGTTTTAAAACGAAATAAGGATATTTATTTCGGTCCTGTATAGAATTGACGTTATGATGATAATCTTTACGATCTCTACAATATGTACAACCACTACAATTATTACAATCACTACAATGACCACAATAACTACAATCAATACAACTACTACAATTACTACAATAAGCACAACTACTACAACTACTACACCATCTACAATAACTACAACTACTACAATCACTACAACATCTACAATTAGTTAGGGTAGGTGAGTGTAGAGTAGCTAGTTCTTCCGTATCCCAACTATTATCGTTTTTGTCATACCATCTATTACCTCTTTTTGTTAGTTTCATAGTGTAGTAGTGTAAACTGCAAGTGTATTGCTAAAGAATTGTTCATAAGGCCAGGTAACCATATAATTAGTTCTGGTCCAAGGATTGTAAAGACCGTGTTTTAATACTACATATGTACTAGTAAAATAGACTAGACAAGCATGTGGATTGGTATTGTAATAACCAACCCAAACATAAGGTTGATTAAATTTTATCTTACCTACGAATTTTAAAGTCTGTCCAGTCTGTTTAAACCAAGCTGCTTTTATAGCAGTCATTGGTTCATTAGTCAGATTCCATGTACTAGCCTCAATATCCATGTTAAGTCCCTCTGCTGCAAACATGGATAGAGTAGCAGGCCCACAAAAAGGTTGGGTTTGTTCTTGATAACTAGGTGTAGGAATGTGTTTAAATTGGTGAATTGAGATGAGCCAGGCTACAAAAAATCCACACATCCAACCAAAACACATTAATAGACCAGAAATTGTTTCCTTTTTCATCTTTTAGTAGGGAGTGAGAGAATTACAAATCCGATAGCGGCTAAAACACCACTAATTCCATCTTCAATCAGTTCTGCATCTGATTGTGGAAATATTTTGGAACCATGGAAAATTGTTTCGGTTAAACAATAATACAAGCCCATAAAAACAACCAACCAGCCTATAAAATTAGAGTTTTTCATAAGCAGCATATTCATGATAATCCACTTCAACAGCTTGCGTACATGCAAAGCTTTGATGCTGAATTATAGAAATTAACAGTTTATAAATATTAGGTTTAATCATATGTTTATATTCCAATTAACATTCGGTCAAAACCATCCTTTCTAAGATAGTTATAATGCTTTAGTTTTCTTGTATTCAATTTTTTACCTACATTTCGTTCCAATACTGTAAGTTTTACTCCAGCTCGTGTAACTTCCATGTTAACTACATTACCGAATGCATATATTTGTCCGTCCGTGTTAAACATCTGAACTAATTTTAAGGTTTTGTATGGCATATTTAGTTTATTGAACTTTAACTTCATTCAGTTTAGTCCTCTTTGTAGTTGATGTTGCTTAAATAAACCTGTATTCGCCTTAATTAAGTCAGCTGCCTCAAATGGTGAAATGGCCTGACTCGCACCAGCTTGTCTAAGGAATGCTCTAGTAA